TCCCCCTATCCACTTTCTAATTTTTTTTTTCTAATTTTTTTTTCTGTGATATTTTTATGAGTGGTAGTTACACCAACCACACCCTCCCCATCACTTAGCCCAAGGGGGTCCTACCCCCGTAGCTAAAACAATTTTATTATTAACAAATTAACATTTTACCATTATGGAAAAGAATCTTATTTTCAATGACACTCTGACAGTTGAACAGTTCAAGGCAGCAATGAATGTATCACGCATTGATGTGAAGAAGAATCCTAAGACAGGCAAGCTCTTCTTCACCTATGGTGCAAAGACAGGTGCAGTTGCAGTCAAAGGCATTCCACAGCATCCTATGCTGAGCAATGTCACTGGCTCTGATGGTATCTCATTCTGGCTTCTTCATGAGGAAGGTCAGGGAGGTGCACCTGTATTGGCAAGCTTCTAAGGGATTGCAGGCTTTATGCCTGCTTTCCTTTTTATTTCCTCTAAGCATTAATAGTGTTTAATCCTTTGAACATTAATAGTATTTGTGTGTAAAAGTTATATGAGTAAGCATTAATATGCTCTTAGTATAACTCCAAGATATGTTACACATTATATTATATGTAATAGGATTTAACTCTGTTAGTGATTAGAGTGAGATGAAATGTGCTCTATTTACATCTCTTCCTGACAAGAGGATTAGAGAGGTAAGTAGAGTGTTTAGAAGTTCAGTGCATTGAGTAAGTAGGATAGGATAATAGAGTGTGGAATACACTTTATGTCCTATCTTCCTTGTTTTGTGTTGAATGTAACTTGTTGATTTATTGAGAGTTAATAGTATGGACTGACAGATTGTCAGATGTGTGACATTATGTCCCCTCCCACAAATACCTCTCATTGAAACCAACAATTAGTAGAACAATCATCCAATAATGTATGACTGTTTTTACTGTTACAGTGATAATACAAAACTACACTCTAACAAGCAAACAATCGAACAAACACATATTAATTGTTGTTAAATGTCTTCAATTGAGTACCAATAATATTGGGAGTGCTACTGAAATTGCATCATAGAAGTAAAGATACATACACCCATAAGGACTGTGTGAGGTTGAAAAGAGTGATTTCATCACCCAGAATATACACCAATAGCTTAGTGAGTATGAAGGAATAGGCTCAACTTAAAACTATGATAAGAGTAAGAAGGTTATAAGAAACTAAATATGTTTAGGTCAGAATTAAGGCATATCAAAGACAGCAACTAATATTAGAATGATTTAGGAATTAGAGAGTATTAGTGTAATGGTAGCACAAAGGATGAATGAAGTTGCCTTGAAATACAGTAGCAGTCATAACACCTTAGTAATGGTTCGAGTCCATTATACTTTCCTTTTATCAACCTATAAACAAACAATCAAATGAGCAAACAAGCATTTTATAATGGCATACTTTATCAGATAGAGTATCAGCCACAACTGTCTAATTCAGACTACACTCAGCATAGGGTATATCACATCAAGACTGATGATGAGAATTATCCTCATGCTAAGAAAGCTATTGCCTCTATAATGGAGGATGAGCTTGGCTACAGACAAGGAGCAATATGGAATGAAGGTTGGTATCAACTGATGAACAAGAGAAGACCCTCTATGGCACATGCTCTTCATGTGTACTTCAAGTTTGAGTACAATGAGGAGCTTGATGTATATGTATATACTTTTGTTAGACCTTATGATGATTAAACTATAGTAGGCTTACCATTAAGCCTACTATTCCTTTATATCATATTTGATACAGTAAATGGAGATAACAAATGAGATACTTCATATTATTACTATCAATAATGATGTATTCTTGTGGTCCAGATGAAATACCACTTGAAAGAGAAGAGACAACAAAGGTAGATTCAAGTTATTACTTTATAAATATGGCAGAATTAGAACTTGAGACACAGCAAGTGGTAGAAGAATCCATTGCTTGTGATTATGGCAAACAGTTTATATGTCCTAACTGTGGTGAGCCTTTTGATGGACATGAGTGTGAAAACTGTAAATATACAGAGGAAAGATGAAAAGATTCAAACTCATACTTAAAGGAGTGTTACTATGGATAACAACCTTTGCAGTTATACTCTTCATGTCAGGAGTAGACAGCATTTATGACAATGGATATTTTATACATTCAATTACTGTGTGTGTAGTATTATGTTATGCTTGCTACAAGCTAATATCTGAAGAAGAATTGGAAATATTGACTTTCTATAAATGGTTTAACAAAATAACAGGAGAAGAATCATGCGAACAATAATTGTAATTTTCACAGAAAGGAAGCTATCTCTCAATGAGGTAGCTTCTTATAAGAGATACAAGTTCTTGTGCAACTATGATACTGTATCTCTCTATGATATGGTAGAAGACCCAAGATACACTGGTAAGATGATGGTAGTGGGATTTACTTGTGATACTGACAGAGTTCAGCAAGGAATAACACTGAAAGACATCTATATTACCAAGGTAAATGGACAAGTTATCAATCAGCCTGCTGGATTGGTTAATGGTAGCTTAGTAGGAAGTGATTTTGACATTGACAAACAAAGAACAAGCAACATGGAAGAGAAAAGAAATATCGAGGTAACACTTGAACAGGCAATGGAATGGTATAATAGTGGTAATAGTACATTGCGTACATTAGCATTGAGTGCATATACTGAGGATGAATTAAAGTTCAACCTCAAGTACATCAATAGCAAGGTATGTAATACATGCTTCTGTACCAATATTCCTGCTAATGAAGCAGAGAAGTATAATACACTTACAGATTTGGCAATCATTGCCAAGTTCTTCAATGGCTCTTGGAAGAAAACTACAAACAATACAGGATATTTCCTTGGCAATTTCAATGCTGGATGTGGTCCTGTAGTTGATACTTGCAATGGTGTTGGTGTATATCAGCACAATACTGTACAGTATGCAGGTGTTGTGTATTTCAGGAATCAAGAAGATGCAATCAAAGCAGTCAAGATTTTGGGTAAAAGAGTAAAGAGTCTATTTGACTAATAGAATTAAATTCATAACAAATACTGCTGGTCTGTGAAGATAGGCAGTATAAATACTCTCATAGTTCAGTGGATAGAACAACTCTCTCCTAAAGAGTAGACACAAGTTCGAGTCTTGTTGGGAGTACTAAGGTATTTACTCATATAAGGTAATTTGATTGTTTTTAGGTAAAGGATTTTTAGTTCGGGCAATAGCAATATTGCTACAGGAGACTGGTATGTGAATATAGGTCTTCTTTATGTCTCCATAGCTCAATTGGATAGAGCAACAAGTTAGAAGTAACATGGCTCCTTAGCTTAATGGATAAAGCAACTGCCTTCTAAGCAGTTGAGTCCCAGTTCGAGTCTGGGAGGAGTCACTGTTAGCAATTAGAGTGGACAAGTCTATGACAGTTAGCACATAACAACTGACATTTAGATAGTTCTTCTCTAATCTTTGAATCAGAGAATAGTCTGAGTTTGGACCAACTATACTCCTTAGTATTGGGGTCTGTATGGTGGAAGTCAAAGATAGCATAATTTGAATCATTGAGTCTAGTGTGACAATGTTCACATTCACCTCCAAGAAGTTCAACATATTGTTTCTTTCTCTTTATCCACCTATCTGTGCATAGCTTATTAAAGCACTCTTTGCACATACTCATAACTCCGCCTTTATGCCCTTCTTGTGGGTAAAACTCACTTAGGGGCTTTTCTGATTTGCATTTAGAACATACTTTGGTCTCCATACTTATTTCTATTTATGGTACAAAGGTAGGAAAAATATTCCTATCTAACAATACTATAAGTAAAATATTTATGTCTATCCAAAGAGACTTCTAAGCTGTAAGTTGTGAGTTCGAGTCTCACTGGAGATACAATGGTGGATTTAGCTCACTATTTCTACTAAGCAGTGGAACCTGAAGAGAAGCAAAATGTGATGCTGGTAGGTAAGCTACTGTTTCTTGTTTTAGCTTGCACTTTGTTCTTAGAAAAGAATCAAAGCAATAGGAAAATTCATAAAAACATTATATCTCAATGGAAAAGAAATAAGTAGTAAAATGCGCAGCCAGCATTGTGCCTATGTATCTAACTGGTCATAGGTGCATGCTGGTACTACTTCATGGGGCATGATTGGTTTTGACTACTGATTATTTGGTAAGAGAACATGTAAAGACTGATGGAAAGACATCAAAACAATAACTGACAACACTTATAGAGTTGCAGCCTAAATAGGCTAAGCAGCACTTGCTTGGAAACAGAAAGGTGCAAAATAAGAGGTTATGTTACAGACTGAGGATTCAGTAGTAGAAATACTTGCGCATATTAAATTAGCTTAAAGTGGCTATGCCTTTAAAAAGATTTCCCTGTTAGATTAAATAGGGTGGTGGAACTGTTGTCATCCAGACAATCCCAGTGGGTAACTGACCACATTAAAAAGTAGTAAGCATGTGTAATTCTTTTATTAAAGGTTGGTAAGACAGGGGTTCGAGTCCCCTATGCTCCACAAAACAATCTTAGTATTAACTAAAAAAAAAGTATGTTTTATGTATTAATGTTTGAGTTCATGCTATTGGGAGTAATAGGTGGACTATTAGGTATATTCTATAGGAATTGTCTGAAGGTTGAGGATATGATATTCTATCCTTTGTACAGTAAAGTGTTTGTACCTATGGTTAAGAGTGGCAATAGGTTCTTACATTTTATAGCATATCCATTAGGATTCTGCATCTATTGTAGTACCTTTTGGATAACCATGCTCATTCTTATACTCTTCTTGACAAGCTGGGATTCACTTCCTAAGTGGCAGGATATTGTAATAGGAACTATAGCAGCAGAAGGTGTAGCTCACCTGATAGTGTGTATAAGTTGCAGATTCTTAATACACAAACATCCTGACTTAGATAAGGATTACTTAAAACATTTACATGAATAACTAAAACAGTAAGATATGCAAAAGGATTTAGTTTTCTTCAAGAAGGAAGGTGAAGAAGGAGTAGCCCTCACTTCAACTTCAGCCAATCACATTGCTAATATGGCAAAGGAGTACATACAGGGTATGGAAACACAACTTAACAATGTGTCTTTCCTAAATGTAGAGGTTGGATTGATAAGTGCTAATGCACATAATGTCATACAAGAGGGTACATCAAGGGAGGTGTTAAGCTCAATACCTTCCATGCTTGAGAGTATTGCACAGGCAAAGTCACTCATAGCTTGGCTCAGGGAGGCTATCAAGGCTAAGAATGACTTGATAAATGGACTCCAGTCTGTCAGTCTTGATGACTGGTGCGAAGAGAATGGAGTGGAGAAACCACTGTCACCTGTGGCTCCTCATGTACTGACAGAGCAGGAGTATTATGCTTCTCTTCCTATAAAGGAGAGGAACAGATACTACCAGCTTGAGACTGTGGCTGCTGTAATAGGCAAGTACATACATCCTGATGGTGTATTGTCTGATGAGAGGAAGAAACTCAAGGATAGAATACAGCATCCTCATCAAGTAGATGGTAAGGGTAGAGATGCTCTTATCTATACCTATGAGCCTTCTGTAAGTGCAGAGGATGTAGACAATACTTTCTATGAGTTGCAGAAGAAGCACAGAGAGGTACAGGCTCAACTGAACTCTATGAAGCATGACTGTGAAGTGGCTATTGAAGAGTCTACAAACAAGTCTAACACAGGATATGCTGTGGCTTCAAGTGAGTATAGAGAAGCACTCAAGGCTATTATGCTTTCCTTCAAGACATGGAAGGATGCAAAGTCTCAAGAGTATAGCAAGCTGAAAATTGCTGTACCTAACTCACTGCTTGGTGTATATAACACTGTAAATTCATTAGGTAAGTAAATGTAGGTCTTAGGGTATTTACTCTTAACTGCATTGAATACACACAGTGGATGCTATTTGTGTAAATATAATAATGAAAATTATATCTGCAAAATATAATTGAGTAGTGCTTTGCCATTACTTATGACTGCCATTCCGAGAAATATTCTGCCCTATGAAGCTTGATTGTGGAGGGTTGTTCTTGCTTTGGATGGGATGGCAGGTTCTTGCTTTTGATATAGTCATTGTTATAGTTAGCATTTACTGTGTGTAACTTACTATTTTTATTCACTTTCTAAAAAAAAAAAGATGAAAGAAAAAGAACAGAATCCACTTGAAAGAAAGTTGGATGAGCAGTCATTTGAAAATGCTGCAAAAGCCATTAAAGGTGGCAAAGAGAATGGTAGTTTGACCTATGTTGAACTTGTTGAAAACTTGGTGGAAAGCTACAAAGGTAAGACAGTGCAAGCACCTGTTGAGGTGATTGTAACAAGTGCAATATTCTTCAATGCGAGAGAGTTGATGAGTATTATTGAGGTCTTAAAACATGCTCTCCGCATTAAAATGGTAGAGGAGTTGAAAGAGAAGGCAGATAAGGGAGAGGCTACAGTAAGAGATGCAATGGCTGCTCTTATGCTTGCTGCAATTATGAAGAAAGAATCTGAAGAAGATTAATAAACATGAGTGAAATCAAATTAAGTCTGAGTATTGAGCTTCAAGGAAGCACAATGTTCAGCAAGGAGGAGTGCCTTAAAACAACTCAAAAGGTCATTACTACAAAGAATGGTAGAAAGAGAACAGTAACAAAAGTAGTTGAGGATTGGGACAAGATGAATAAGCACACTATAAGAGTGACTGATACAAATGGCACCAATCCAGAGATTATCACTTTCCATACAAGGAAGTGCAAGCCAGCTACACAGTCCCTGAACATAAGCAAAGAGGCTTATGAATATATGATTGGCAAGGATTCTTGTCCTTCATGGTCTAAGCCTAGCAAGTGGACTGCAATGAGTGAAAAGGAAAGACTTGAAGCTCATTTGCAGAGAACAGTAGAACATCTTGGGGGTGCTTCGTACACTTATCAAGTGTTTGAGGACTAACTGGATATGTTCTCATAGTAAAGGACAAGGGTATTATCAATATCCTTATCCTTCTTTTTTTTTTACAACCTACTAAATAAGCAGGATAAAACTAAGAGACTATGGGATATATTCCTAAATTTATACATTTTGACCATTTCATTACTGTAGAGTATCCATTTGGTGTTTATTGGAAGCATAGTTATATACAACAGAGTGCAGAAGCAATCTTCAATACATATAAAGAAGATATTGAGGAAGGTGCAAGCATTACTTTTGTAGCAAGAGGCACATCAGGAGCCATGATTGCAGGTGCTATGCTTAATGAGTTACACAACATTAACCCAACTACTAAGACCTATATCCTGATTGTCAGGAAGGATAGTGATACAAGTGCTCATTGTTCTTCATTAAGAGGAATTGATGAGGTTGGTACCACGAGGTTTATAGTTGTGGATGACTTTATAGCATCAGGTGAAACCATTGAAGCAGTTATACAAGCCTTAGATGAACAGCTTGGGATATTTCCTCATCCTACTAATAAGTATGATATGCTTTGTATAAGTAACTTTGTTAGTGCAGAAACATTAAAGAAGAACTCATATAGTGATTACAGGAAATGGAAAGGAATTTGTTCAAGATTTGAATATGTAGTATGTTGCCCTAAACCAGAATAGCATGACAGCATTTAATGTGTTACTCCTCATTGTGCTATGTATTTGGGTTATTGTAATATATAATAAGTACTCTCCTAAGATTGATATAGTCACATCAAGGAATAGGCACATTGTACTATTATGGTATAACAAATGGTATTGGAATGGGGAGTGTAGGAGAACTTACATAAAACTGTTTGAAGTATGATAGAATTTACACTTAATAGAAACAGGAATGGAAAGAAATCAAGATGGGCTAAAAGGTACCCAAGGAAGAGGATACTGAAGAGAGGTAGTGAAAAAGCTGCTGGATGGTATTTTCACAATTGGTATGATGATGGCTATCATTATTTTCATGGAGATTTACATAAGTTCCTGTTAAAGAATGTAGGCAGACCAGTAGATAAAGTATTTTCTGAGTTCTTGCAAAGGTGTAGGAGAGGCACTGAGAAGTATAATCTCAGAGAATGGTTCTATGATATGTTTGAAGAAAAAGAGAACATAGATTATAGAGGAGGATTCTACTTATCTAATGGTATTATTAACTACAAGAAGAAGAGCAAAAGACCTAAAGGTCCTTATGTTCCATCACCTTCTATATTATCACAATTCAATACTCAGAATCTTCCGAGTAAAAGAGAGTTGTATAATATATGTAAGAAGGCTGAGGAGACACATGAGAAGCAGCTTCTTGGTACATTCTACATCTCAACTGGTTTATACAAATCAAGAAAGGCTACAGTCTATGTAGCAGCAAAGTCAGATTACAAGGCATCTTACTTTTATATGAGGATTGCCAAGATAAAGGAAATAGGCATAGGAGTCAGATTTTGGGTAAGTAAATCTCAGGATGGGAAACACCTAATTGACCCTTATTATACCACCTATTCTGAATACAAATGGTCAAATAACAAGGAGTTGCCTGACTATGTATTTCTGACTAAAGAAGGAGACTAAAGTCTCACTGACTAAGCAATATAAGTTTAACAAACAAAAGAAGTATGAAACAGAGAGTATTCAACTTACTCATCTCCTTTGCAGTAGGAGTACTTGGGGTAGTACAGGTACTACCCTACTTGAAGGAAGATGAACCACCTGAGATAAAGGTGGTATTGCACATAGATAATAAGGAGAAGCAGCCAGACTTCTTCAGTAAGTCACCTCAAGAAGGCTTGATGGAAGCATTGGAATATTATAAGGTCAAACATCCTCAGATAGTCTATGCACAAGCTGTACTTGAAACTGGTCATTTTAAGTCAGACTTATGTCTGAATGGTAATAACCTATTTGGATTGTATAACAGCAAGAAGCACAGGTATTATACATTTGACCATTGGAAAGACTGCATCATAGCTTATAAAGAAATGGTACAGTATAAGTACAAAGATGGTGATGATTATCTAAATTTTCTTAAAGAAATTGGATATGCTGAGGATTCTAAGTATATTTGCAAACTTAAAGAATTAATTAAAAATCCACCGTAATATGGAAGAAGAATGGAAAGATATTGCTAATTTTGAAGGATTGTATCAGGTTAGTAATTTAGGTAGGGTAAAGAGTTTGCCCAAAGTAGGCTCTGGAGGACATAATGGGATTACTCTATCTCAGAGTAAAGATAAAGATGGGTATCTATTAGTATATTTATATGCCAACAGAAAGAAAGTTGCTTGTAAAGTGCATAGGTTGGTAGCTAAAGCTTTTATACCTAATCCTAATAACTTTCCACAAGTAAATCATAAAGACGAAGTTAAGGATAATAATTGCTTTACTAATTTGGAGTGGTGTAGCCCTTCTTATAATAATTCTTATGGAGAAGGGAACATCAACAGAGCCAATTCAAAAAGAGTTCCTATTCTACAACTTGATATGAATGATAATATTGTCAGAGAGTTTAACTCAGCAAAAGAGGCTGAATCTACTCTTGGATTTAATAGTTCAAACATAACCAATTGCTGTAAAGGAAAGTATAAAAGTATGTATGGATATAAGTGGAAATATAAACAATGACAAGAAAAGAAGTACAAGAATTAGCTCTATCAAAGGCTGATAGGGCTAAGTATCTTATCTTAGAGCTTATTACTGGGATGGGTAAGACCAAAGTAGCAATAGACCTCATTAATCATATATGTGATAGGGTATTCAGGAATGATGAAAGCCCTACTACCATACTTATTCTTGTGGCTAAGACTGTACATAAGCAGACTTGGAAGGATGAGATTGAGAAATGGGGAGGTATCAAGTCTGACTATATTACCATTGAATGCTATGAGTCACTAAAGAACTATGAGAACTCATACTTTGATGTAGTAGTGGCAGATGAGATGCAGCATTTGTCAGAAGCAAGAATTGATGTATTGGAGACTATTCATATCAATGAGTCTTTCATTGGATTGTCTGCCACTATTAAGAGAGACATGAGGGATTATTTCATCTACAATCATAAGGCTGAGGTCATTAAGTGTGGTCTCAAGGAAGCTGTAGAAGATGAAGTATTACCTGAGCCTACAGTATATCTACTGCCTTTGTCTTTAGACACTACTAATTATACCTATAAGGTTAAGAAGTTTGGTCGTGACATAATCACCACTCAGAAAGGTTGTTATGATAGTATCTCTTCACTTATAGAGTGGTACAAGAATAAGTACTTTAACTCAAGAAATGAGAGGATAAAGAACTTATGGCTTTCAACAGCAGGCAAAAGGCTGAAGTGGTGTGCTGAACAGAAGGAAGCCCTTGTATTATCTCTTCTTGACAAGTTCAGGAATTACAAGACTTTGACTTTCTGTAGTAGTATTGAGCAGTCAGAGAGGTTAGGTAAATACAATATCACCTCGAAGAATAAGGCTTCAGTGAAGAACCTTGAAATGTTTAATCTTAACAAGATTAAGCATATTACTGCCTGTAATATACTCAATGAAGGTGTGAACTTGACTAATTGTAGGATAGGTATATTCTGCAACTTGAATAGTTCGGAGATTGTAGTAAAGCAAAGAGTTGGTAGAATACTTAGACACAAATCTCCTATTATCATCATACCTTATTTCAAGGATACAAGGGAAGAGGAACTTGTGCAGAAGATGATAGAGGAGTACTCTGAGGATTCTATCATTAGTGTTGATAGTATTAATGACATTAAGCTATGACAATTTGTTTAAGTAAAGAAGGATGTCAGAAGAACAACATTAGTCTTGCTGAGGCTCTCTTGATGCTTGCCATCCATAATAATGCTGACCTTGATGCAGCTCAGAAGGAGCTGATTAAGAAGGGCTATATAACTGCTAATAGGGATGACTTATTCCAACAGATTGGATGGAGACTTACTAATAAAGGCACTGAGGTAATAGATTCTGTGATTGTGGATTCTGATAAGAAGCAGGAACCTAATGACAGGTTAATTCAGTTGGCTACAAGGCTCAAAGAGATATTTCCTAAAGGCAAGAAAGATGGCACTAACTATTATTGGGCAGATGGAGTAGCTTTGATTGTACGAAGATTAAAGTTATTCTTCAAGAAATATGGAAATACTTATACTGATGAGCAAATCATACAGGCAACCAGTAAGTATGTGGAAGGTTTCAATGGAAACTATACATATATGAGGTTATTAAAGTATTTCATATTCAAAGAGAAAGTTGGTGCTGCTGGTGAGGTTGAGGGAGACTCAGAATTGATTAGTTACATTGAGAATGCTGGTCAAGAAGAGAATTTAAGAAATGATTGGACTTCTACAATTAACTGATTATGAGTAGATTTAAGCAAGTAATGGGAAATCTGAGGTTAAGGAGGGAGAGAGTTCTTAATGGACTTTATAATTGTATTCCTTTCCCTTTTCCAAGGTTTAGAGCATGGGTTCCAGGCATTGAAACTGCTAAGTTCATAGTGGTAACAGCAAATCAGAAGGTTGGTAAATCCAAGTTTTGTGATTATCTGTTTGTCTATGAGCCATTGTTCTTTATTTTGGAGCATCCTGAGATGAGAGTTAAGGTTCTCTACTTTACTTTGGAGATGAGTCCAGAGGAAAAGTATAATGAGTTCTTGTGTCATCTATTGTTTAGATTGGATGGAATAGAGGTATCTCCCACTGAACTGAAAAGTACAGATAGAGACCATCCTATTGATGAGAAGATTCTTGAATTACTTGAATCTGATAAGTATCAGAGATATATCAGGGCATTTGAGGATATGGTTGAGTATATTGATGACCAAAGGAATCCTACAGGAATCAATAAGTACTGTAGGGACTATGCCTTAACTCATGGACATCTTAACTTCAAGAAAGGTAAGAGGAAAGACCCTATCACAGATGAAATCATAGATGCAGATGTGGTAGACAATGACAATCCTTATACCCCAGATGACCCAGAGGAGAGGAGGATAATCATCATAGATAATGCCTCAAATCTATCTCTTGAAAGTGGATTGAAGAAGATGGAAACTATTGATAAGATGAGCAAGTATGGTATTACTCTCAGAAATCAATTGAAATTCATCTTTGTGTTGATTCAGCATCAAGCACAGGCTCAAGAAGGTATTGAGAACCAAAAGCTGAATAAGCTTAAACCATCTTCTGATGGTCTTGCAGATTGTAAGACTACTACCAGAGATGCCAATATGGTTATAGGTCTCTATAGTCCATTCAAGTATGGACTAAGAGAGTATGAAGGATATGATATAACCAAGTTCAGGAACCATATAAGGTTCATGGAGGTGATTGAAGATAGAGACTATGGAGCAAATGGTCAAATCTGTCCTTTATTCTTTGATGGTGCGGTGAGTACATTTTATGAACTCCCAAGACCTGATGATAGAGAAGCATTACAGAGAGTATATAACTATATGGAATCAAGGAAGAGCAAAACTGCTAAGACTTTCTTTAGTTATGGAATAAATAAAATGAATAGAAAGTTGCACAGGTGGAAAATATTTCATAAGTTTGCAACCCTTTTCAAGTAAAAGTAACATTATAAAACAGAAACAATGGCAAAGATTTTAGTTTTGGCTAAGTCAGGCTTTGGAAAGACCACTTCCTATTGTGGTAGGGGGAAGTTAGGTATCAAGGGGCTTGACCCAAAGGAAACTTATGTTATCCAGTGCATTGGCAGGGGTGTGCCTAATCCCAATTTCAAGTTAATTGAAGGCAATATTGGAGTAGAAAATGTAGGTAAGCCCACACAAAAACTTGTGAATGCAAATGCACTTGCTACAGGAAATAGAGTACAGGTAGATAGTCTTACAGGACTTGATAGGTTTGCAGCAGTTGCAGAGATTGTCAATATAATGAAGAAATCTCCCTATAAGAATGTCCTTATAGATGATATGAATTATCTTGCACAGGATTTCTATATGGCTAATGCCATGAAGGGTGGATGGGATACTCCTAAGCAGATTGGCTATGGAATGGGACTCATCTTTGATGCCTTTAAGGGATTCCCTGAGGATAAGAACATCATTTGTTGTGCTCATTATGAGGAGTATAAGGATAAGAATGGTGATTCCATTTCTTATAAGTTCAAGACCACTGGAAAGATGGTTGATGACTATATTACTCCTGAGGGTAAGTTTGATATTATCCTCTTTGGCAAGGTAGGATATGATGCAGAAAACAAGAGACCTATCAAGCACTTTGTCAAGGAGTTTGATGGAGAATATCCTGCTAAAGACAGTCTTGGTGCATTGGATGACCTTCCTGATGAGATTCCTAATGATTTGTCTATAGTAGTAGACAAATTGAAGGAGATTTATGGATAGGAATGAGACTGTAAGAATATCAAGGTTGGCTGCCTTTGGTGGACTTACTGAGAGTGATGCCAGTATAGTACTCATGCAGTATTGCATAGAGCATGGCAAGCCTTATTATGAAACTACTATGTTTGTGACTAATGTGTTAGGAAACAGGCAATTATTGTCATATTGTCTGGGTATAGCATTAAGTTTCTATGAAAGGAAGTTCACTGTATATAAGCTATGGAGTGCTCCTAATCTATTAAATATTCAGGGGCAAGAAAGAACATTATTACAAATCTTTTAATAGTAAGAAAATATGAAAACATTGACAGTAAGACAGTTTGCAGGTGTAAAAAGAATTGCACAGAATGTTAATCCTTTGGTAGTGAAGAAGAATAAGATTGCTGCCAAGATTGATGAACTCAATGCAGAGTACAATGCTCTGACTGAGGAGATTGAAGGACATGAGATGGGTGTCAAGGCTTTGACAGGTGGTCTCACAAGTGAAGACTTGGTTGTCAAGAAGGTAGAAGATACTGGTAAGGTTGATAAGGATGGTAAGCCTGTAAAGGTTACTAAGTATGAGCCTAAGGCTGGTGTAGTAGTGTTCAATGAGGAGGCTAATGTATATGAGATTCATGTAGAAGAGCCTGCTATTGACAATGTTGCTCCTGAGACAGTAGATGATACTGAGAAGGCACCTGAGACAGAAGTAAAAGCTGATGAAGAGGCTCCTTTTGACCCTACTAACCCCTTCAATGGCACAGAGGCTGGTGACAAACTGCCTTTTGAAGAATAATTAATTGGAAATATAAAAATAATGAATAACATGAATAAGAAAAAAGTTGGATATGCTTTTATGGCATTCAGTAAAGGAACAGAGAGTAAAGAAGGCAATGCAGTAAAGAGATATACAGGTGTAGCTCCTGTATTTGTTTTGGCTGTAAATCCTAACAAGGCAGAGTTAGAGAAACTCTATAATACCCAGCTTGAAAATGACCCTGAGTATCTGGGTGAAGTTGAGGTAGGTGAGGACAAACACAAGGTCCAGAATGTCAGACTTGACTTCATTGTTAAGACTGATGCTGAGAAGTGTGGTGGTATTGAGTTTACCACTAAGGTAGCTTTCTTCATCAGGAAGGAATACAGATACAATAGAGACCAGACTAAGGTACAGGTAATTGATAAGTATGGTAGAACTGCTTGGGTTACTGTAGAGCAGGCTAAGGCACATGAAATTCCTGTATATAAGAATGGTCCTGCCAACATTGATAAGGACTACAGACCTGCTTATCATGGTGAGGAAGAGCTTACTAACTTCATCAAGGCATACCTCAACATTCCTAATGTAATGAAGTATGTCAATAATACTTGGGTTATGGTAGACAAACCTGAGGATTGTGAAGCAAGACTTGAGAGCATTGCTGAGTACTTCAAGGGTAATTTCAAGGAGCTGAGAGATGTCATTGCATTGCAGCCTAATAACAAGGTTAAGGTGTTGTTTGGTGTAAGGACCACTGATGATAACAAGCAGTATCAGGCTGTTTATAATCAGATGTTCCTGAAGAACAATATCACTGACTACAGTAAGTTGGATGCAGACTTGCAGGAAAGAAAGGCTGCTGGTGCATATCCTACTACTGAGTTCACTGTGGGTGACTTGAAGGAGTATGATGTAGAATCTACAGACCTCAGTAACTCTGGTGCAGCAGGTGATATGCCTTTCCCTGCTGGTGATACTGCTGGTGGTACACCTTGGGATTTTGGTAAGTAAGTAGTAATTTCTAAAAAAAAGATATGGATGGAGAATGGAGAGTAATAGCTGAATTTCCAAAATACTCTGTAAGCTCTACTGGAAGTGTTAGAAATAACGTAACTGGTAGAATACTAAAGGCAGGTAAGAATAGTATAGGTTATTTATATGTGGATTTATACTCTGAGGATAATCATAAATCAGTGGCTGTACACAGGTTAGTAGCTGAGGCATTTATTGAGAATCCTGAGAATAAAAATTGCATTGACCACATTGATACCAATAAGGAAAATAACAATGTTGGTAATTTGAGGTGGGTAACTTATAAAGAGAATACAAATAATCCCTCAACCCTTGAAGCAGTTAGGGCAAGAGCAGGAAAATCTCCTAAAGCTGTTCAACAGTATATGGGAGACAGGCTTGTTGCAGAGTATGATAGCATTTCAGATGCTGCAAGAAAGCTCGGATTAAAGGTTAATTGTATCTCAAGATGTTGTCTTGGTAAAAGAAAAACTTATAAAGGGTATAATTGGAGGTTTAAGCTATGATTTCAAAAGGTTCTTCATCAGTATCTTTAGAGGATATACTAAGCAAGGTAAGTGAAGCAGATATTCTGTCATACTATCTTGGAGTAACAGAAGTTCCAACCATCATAAATAGTCCTCTTAGACAGGACAGGAGACCTTCTTTTGGTCTTTATTCTACTGATGGTAGAAGAATATTTTACACAGATTTATCCACGAGGGATAGAGGAGGTCTGTTTGACCTACTTGGTCATATGTGGAACTGTGGTTATAAGGAAGTTCTAACAAGGGTTAATGAGGACATTTCAAAGTTCTGTGGTGGTGCCAATATTCATTCATATACTCCCTGTGCTGTAAGAAGTACAAGTAGTTACAACAAAGATACAGACTTGCAGTGCAAAGTCAGAGATTGGAGGAGTTATGATATTGAATACTGGGCATCCTATGGTATAACTTTAGAATGGCTCAAGTATGCAGAGGTTTATCCCATATCTCATAAGATTGTCATAAAGGATGGTCATAGATATGTGTTTGGAGCTGATAAGTATGCCTATGCTTATGTAGAACACAAGGAAGGTAAAGTTACTCTAAAGATATACCAGCCTTTTAATAAAGCTGGTTATAAGTGGAGTAACAAGCATGACAATTCTGTAGTAAGCCTATGGACTAAAGTACCTGAATATGGGGAACAGATTTGCATTTGTTCTTCACTGAAGGATGCCTTATGTCTATGGGCTAATACAGGTATTCCATCTCTTGCCATTCAAGGTGAGGGATATAGGATGAGTGATACTGCAATTAGTGAACTGAAAAGGAGATATAAACAAGTCTTCATTTGCTTGGATAATGATGAGCCAGGATTAAAGGATGCTCAGAAATTAGCTGAGGAAACAGGCTTTACTAATGTAGTATTACCTCCTTTTAATGAAGGGAAAGATATTTCAGACTTGTATAAGGCTAAGGGCAAAGATGAGTTCCTTAGAATAATCAAGCCTTTATTCAACTCTTCAAGACAAGAGGACAATGACTGGGATGATTTGCCCTTTTGTATAGATTAAAGTTTCAATAAGTCCAATTTATAAAAAAAAAAGTGAAAACATGGAAGCAAGAAAAATTACAGTCGTACAGACTAAGAATCAGAAAAAGAGTGTTATCATGTCAGCAGCCACGACCCTTGCTGAGTTGAAGAGTGACCTGAGAGCTAATGGCATTGACTATGATGGTATGACCTTCTTTGAGGGCACATCAAAGGTTGAATTGAAGAATGATGCTTCAGTTCTGCCACATGATGTTCCTTATAAGGGTACTATCACAAATGAGTTGGTTTTCATGCTTACTAACACCAACAAGAAAATCAAAAGTGGTGCTGTTGCAATGAGTAGAGCTGAGGCATACAGTGCTATCAAATCTATGGGTTTGCAGGATGCTTGTGTAAAGAAGTTTGGCAAAAACTTCACTATGTGCAAGACTGCTGACCTTATTGCATTGATACAGAGCAATGGTGCTTCAAAGCCTGCTCCTGCTGCTCCTAAAGCTGAGGCTAAGGCTGAGACTAAGAAAGAGGAAAAGGTAGAAGCACCTGTAAACACTCCTGAAGTAAGTGCCCCTGTAGCACCTGCAAGTAATGGTGGTGAGTGTGTTGATACTGTAGCAAGAGCTGCTATCAGTAAGCTGGTAGAGATTCTTGAGAATAATGGCACAATTGAAGAGGATGAGAAGGATGAAGTACTTGACATCCTTGGGGGTGCAGTTGCAGTAGATGCTGCACCTTCTGAGGAGTATAAACCTAAGTCAGCTTCTCCTTACTCTGATGATGAGATTGATGACATGTTTGTAGGAATGGGTGTCAATTAACAAGGGTAAGTAACAGTAGGTAAGGAGGTTAGAAATGCCCCCTTACCTACTTTTTTTTTACAGTAATATGAGTGGAGAAACAATTAAATTAATTGAGGAGAAGATAGAAGAACTATATAACTCCTTGATGGACAGACCACTCCGAGTATTAAGCATATTCAATGATTTCTTTGGAGAGGATAAGGTTGATATGCAAGGGTATTGGAGCTTGGATAAGTTCAAGTCTTGGTTAAAGATAGAATCTTTGGCTACTTATATCCCTGATGGTAGTATTGCAGGCATGAGCAGTAATGACTGGAGTATGTTCAAGACATTTGCTATTACTGATATACCTGAGAACCAAGTAGAAAAGGTTGTAAGTGTGCTTACAAGCAGTACTACAGTGAAAGAGAGGATTGGTAATGCCAAATTCAATGGTATATTTATTCTTGTGCATTTTCCTCATGTAAGAGTAACTAATGAGCATGATAGGTTTGTGGATATTAACCATCTATGGGCTAAGGTGAGGGTAATGTATAATGGCACATTAAATGGTGGATTTACACTTAACAGGTCAGAATATACTATGCTTCATATTAGTAGTGGGTATATGCACAGCCATATTAGTAGCATTCCTACAAGTAACTTTGCTAATTTCCAGAGTCCTTGTACAGGTAGTGGTCCTATTAATGGTACTATCAGTGCCCTTAATAGAGATTATGATGAGGATATGTGGAATATGTTTTGTCTTGAATTAAGTAAGTATGTAACTGTAGAATCCATTGCTGGCAGACCTTATAAATATTTGGAAAAGTTAGGTACTAATAACATGGAGATGGGTGTGGACAGGTTTGTTACATATCTATCACCAGACTACTATTGGGATGCTCTTAGTTCTGATAAGTTGAAGGAGTTTGTAAGAGGCTTTATCAATTCAAAGAAACTTAAATTCAATTATGTAAATGGCTCTTATTCTATTGGTATGTCACTTATTGAGTTTATTGTACTTATTAGCAATGAATTTATTAAGTGGTATAATGACCAGTTTAATAAAGAGGAGCTAACTGCCAAGTTTGCAGAATTGAAGAGGAAAGGTATCTTGAAAGAGTGTATCATAGATAATGGGAAGATTTACTATGATAAAGGTGGGAACAATGTAAATACCTATGCCCAATATATAGGCAAGAAGGTTTGCATATTCAAGGGAAGAGAGGTTACTATTGATATTACAGATATTGCTGAGGTAAGGAATGAGAATAAGAGTATAATTCTTAATACTCATACTGCACTATACATATTAGCAACAATACTTAAAGTGTTAAATTATAGATATGGAAGAAGTAAAGCAACCCACGAAAGTAATCAGCTTGGTACAGAAGTCAGGTACTTATAATTATAAGCTGATTATCCCAGCAGAAGTGGAGAGAAAGATAAGATTTGCCTGCCAAAAGGTGTGGAGTACTGAATGGTCAGGTACACTATTCTTTACACATGAAGGTTCATTTGAAAATAATGACCTTGTAATAAGATGTGTGGATATTTACATTATGGATATTGGTACTCAAGCCTATACAGAGTTTGATATGAATCCTGATGTGATAGCCTATATGTGTGAGAATCCTGAGCTACTTGATTGCCAAATGGGTCTTATACATTCCCATAACAATATGAGTACTTTCTTTAGTGGTACAGATACTGCAACACTGAGGGAAGAGGGTATAGATAGGAATAACTTTGTATCCCTTATTGTGAATAATGCAGGTACTTATACTGCTGCAATTACAAGGAGGGTTAAATCAAAGCAGGTCAAAGAATCTGTGTCTTATGAGTTCTTTGGTGATGGTGAAAAGCATGATACTAAGGAATATGTAAGTAGTGCAGATGAAATTGAATGGTTCTATCTTAAAATAGAGAAGGAAGGTGAGAATTATTCCTTTCCAGACATGGCAGCAAGACTTGAGGAAATCAAGCAAGCTAAAGCAGAAAGGGCAGAGAAAGCCAAGAAAGCTCAAACACCTGTATATCAAGGTGGCTATAAACCTGTTATTGCTAATTCCTATGGTACAAAGGCAGGTCCAGCAAATCTTGTCAAGAAGGAAGCTGATAAGCCTAAGGTAGTTCAGCCAACTCTCTTTGATAATGCAGATGACTTGCCATTTGAAGAGGGGTATGACATACCTTATGGTCATGTATCATTTGATAAGGTTACTTTGAAATCTCTTGTACTTCAATTGATTACAGGTAGTATTATCATTTCTAATGATAGTAAGATTGACATTACTAAATGGGCTAAGTCAATGCCTACACTGTATGAAAAGAGGTTTGGTAAAGGCAAAGTTGGTATGGATAATTTCAAGATATGGGCAGAGACCTATACAGAGTATCTGACATGGTATATAACAGATGAGAAATTAGAAGAGCTTGGCTTTGATGAAACAGAAATTTGTGCTATTTGTGCCCATGATATGATAGAGGAGCTTACAAAACTCCCTGAAAATGATTATATCAAAGGGTATATTGATGCACTTCAAAAGTATTTAGTATTATGACAAATAGTGAAATAGAAAACAGAGTAGCAGAATCTGAGAGAGCTTTAGAAGAAGCTATTGAAGAGTTCAACTCAGTAGAAGAGTATGAAGAGGCTCTTCAGAATCTTGATAGTGATTCACCTTTGACAGAGGAAGAACAAGCTATCCTTGACCAAGCTGTAGAAGATGCACATCAGGAGATACCTACAAACTCTGCAACTTTGCTTGTGGATGAAGCTACAAGTAGGTTTAGTTCTGCCATTTGGTATGAGAACATTCAGAAGAAGACTGTCATTTTGGCAGGTGTGGGTGGTATTGGTAGCTATGTAGGCTTCTTATTGGCAAGAATGAAGCCAGCTTCCATGTTTATCTATGATGATGACATAGTGGAAACTGTCAATATGTCAGGTCAGTTATATGGTCAATCTGATTTAGGTAGACCTAAAGTATCTGCACTGGCTGAGATGATTAGAAACTATGCTGGCTACAGCAGTGTCTTTGCAATAAGTGAAAGATTCACTGATGAATCTGAGGCATCAGACATTATGATTTGTGGCTTTGATAACATGGCAGCAAGAAGACTTTTCTTTAATAAATGGGTAAATCATGTTCAATCCAAACCAGAGGAGGAGAGAAAGAATTGCCTGTTTATTGATGGTAGATTAGCAGCAGAAGAGTTTCAGGTATTGTGCATCAAGGGAGATGATGAGTACAACATCAGTAGGTACAATAATGAGTTCCTATTCTCTGATGCAGAAGCTGATGAAACTATCTGCTCCTATAAACAAACTACCTTCTGTGCGAATATGATTGCATCTTATATGGTTAATTTGTTTGTAAACTTCTGTGCTAATCAATGTGAGCCTCTCATTGATAGAGACCTGCCATTCCTTACCACATATAATGCAGAAACAATGTATCTTAAAACTGAAGTATAATGGAATTTAACCCAAGATTTGCATATAATGTAATGGGTGTTTTCAATAGCAGTGAGTCTGGTAATCCAGACCAGCTTAAAATGAATCTGTCTCTTGATAGTAACAATGTATTTAGAAGAAGCCTTGTCGTTGAAGTAAACAATGATGAGGTAGAGATACCTGTGATTGCAAGAGAACACTTTGAAAAGCTGGTTTCAGACAATATGGCTTATCCCGCAATTATGGGAATCAAGAGGATAATATTGCCATTATATGATAATGCACCAAGCCAAGGAAGAAGAACCTTTGATAGTATCATAGATCAATTATTTACTAATGTAGGATATGGTAAAAGATTGCAGAAGATAACTACCAGTAAGGGCGAAGTGTATTATGGTGGTAAAGGTATCATCTTTGATGAGAGCTACACTCCATTACTATTATGTACATTAACTGCAAGAAGTGTACATACTGAGGATAATGGTAATACTATGGTCTATTACAGACCTGTGTGCCATGTCAGCCCCAAAGTATTCTTAGAGTCTGATAAGTTGATTAATAAAGGCATCATCAAGAAATTGATTCCCTATTATACAAGTAGGGATATAAATTTCCCAAGAAATAATTACAGATTCAGTAGCAACCCAGAAGACAGGAAAGTAAAGGTTATAGTAGATAATTTTGATAAGTTCTTTGTAGAACCTATCAAGCCTACTCCATCTGCTTGCTCTAATGATGCACTGAATGAATGCCTTATTGACAATATTGATGACATAATGATGTTGATATGACATTAGATGAATACTTTGGAGATTGGATGAAGGTAATTGATAGGACAGAGCTTAATAATGTAATGGCTAAGGTTGGGCAAGAATACAGGAGAAAGCCTTTGTGTCCTGCCCAATCTGATGTATTCAGAGCATTTGAGCTTTGCCCTCTCAATGACTTGAAAGTAGTTATGTTAGGTCAAGACCCCTATCCACAAAAGGGAGTGGCAACTGGAGTATTATTCGGGAATAGAAAGGAAGTTGATGAGGATAACTTATCTCCTTCATTAAATGTTGTTAAAGAGGCAGCAATTAATTTTGAAATTCCACATTATTGTATTACCTTTGACAACTCTCTTGAGAGTTGGTCTAAACAAGGGATACTAATGATAAACTCTGCACTCACTGTAGAAATGAATAGGATAGGTTCCCATGTGATGTTGTGGAGACCTTTCATAGCTAAATTGCTAAAGAACTTGTCTGAATATAATACAGCTATAGTATATGTATTGTTTGGCAGACAAGCCCAAACCTTCAAACCTTATATTAATGATAGGTTCAATCATATTATAGAGATTGAACATCCTGCATATTTTGCAAGGAGTGGTACTAAGATGCCACATCAGCTATTTGTTGATATAAGTAATAAGGTAAAAGAGATTTATGGTGTGCCTATAAAATGGTACGAAGAGTATTAATACTAAACAAAAAAAAATGGAAAAGATTTATTTGACAAATGGTAAGGAAGTACAGATTGGAGACACTCTGACTAAAGCATCTAAGGTAGTAGACCCTTTCTTTGGTGAGGGTACTGTAGTTCAGCACATTGTGGTAACTAAGGACATTCTCCCTAAGCTCCTTGAGGCTGGCATTGTTACTACTACCAAGCCTGCAAAGTCTGCTGTGGTTGAATCTGAGGTTCCTATGGAGTTGGAGTACTACATTCAGAAGATTGCAGAGAAACTTGGTTGGAAGATTGAGAAGGTCTATAACTATCTCAATAGTGTAGATACTATTCTTCCTGCTGCTGCATTCTCTATGGTACTTAGAGAAGTAGCCATTGAGTTGGACAAGAAGTATGAGGACCATATTGAGAAGAGTCCTGAGATTTATGTAATCTCTATGCTTGATGGTAGAATCACTAAGGCTAACAAAGCCCACATCAAGAACTACAGGAACTTCGCAGCATTCAGGACTATTGAGGATGCTAAGATTGCTTGCAGAATTACAAGAGACATTCTTAAAGAAATGTTCAAAAGTGGTAAATAAGAAGATTAGGAATGCCACACAGAGTAGTTCTAAGGGTATAACATTCAAATCCCAGTTGGAGAAGAGCATATACAATACTCTTCTTCAACAAGGGTTTGAGCCTCAATATGAGCCAACTACCTTTACTTTATGGGAGGGTTTTGAGCCTATTACCCCATATTATGATAAGGAGACTGACAAGCAGAAAATCAAAAGATTATCAGAGGGTATAGACACCCGTGCTCCAAAGATACTAATTCAGAAAACAGGTAAAATTGTTGGTATCAGATATACACCAGACTTTTATTTCAAATATAATGACCTCAATGTTTATATTGAAGCCAAAGGGATAGAGAATGATGTATTCTATATCAAGAAAAAGATGTTTATAAAATATCTTGATAACCTATACACTGAAAAAGGTGAAAAGTCTATCTATTTTGAGGTATATACCAAGAAACAACTCTTGCAGGCAATAGAAATTATCAAGAGTTATGGACAATAGAGAACCAATAGACAGAATAAAGGCTTTGATTCCCTCATTGCCTGAGGGAGATGCAAAGCTTGCACATAAGTTCTTGAATAGTAGGGACTTTGAGTCTCTCCAACTCTTAGTTGATTCATCTCTTGTCAGAGTAAAGAAAGGTCTCAGTAAGGAAAATCCTAAAGAGGAGTATCTGAAAGCAGACCTTGGAGAAATGAGGAAATTGAAGTCAGAAATAGATACTTACTGTGAGGCTCTTGAGTTGCCAGAGCAGGAGGATGAGTATGAAGATTTCAGTAGTGAGGAATACAATCAAGATTATTATTAATGGAGAGGAAATCTTTAAGAAGTATATCTTGGGATGTGTCTGAAGAAACATATAGGGCAGACCCAGCATTAAGCTATTCAACCCTTGCAAGATATGAGAGGGAGGGATTCAATAACTTGGATAAATTATTTGACAGGTTAGAGACATCTTCTCTTACTTTTGGTAGTGCTGTAGACAGCATTATTACAGGTGGTCAAGAAGAGTTTGATGAAAGGTTTATGGTTGCTGAGTTTCCTTCTACTCCAGACTCTATTACAAAGATGGTAAAATCTTTGTTCAGTCAGTATGGAGATTCTTATAGGAGTCTTATCACAATTCCTGATGATGCAATCATTAAGGAGACTGAATATCAGAGTTATCAGATGAACTGGAAGCCTGAGACAAGAGCTAAGGTTATCAAGGAGAAAGGAGCTGACTACTATAACCTGTTATTTATAGCAGGCAGTAAGACTATACTTGATACTCAGACCTATCAAGATGTGTGCAATGCAGTAAGAGCATTGAAAGAGAGCAAATCCACTCAATTCTACTTTGCAGAGGATAATCCATTTGAACCAGACATTGAAAGATTCTATCAGTTAAAGTTCAAAGGAGAGTTCAATGGTGTAAAGTATAGGAATATGGCTGACTTAATCATAGTCAATCATAAGGAGAAGTGGGTAAAGCCAGTAGATTTGAAAACAAGTTCCCATACAGAGTGGGATTTCTATAAATCCTTTGTAGATTGGAGATATGATATTCAAGCCAGACTATATTGGGCTATTATAAGGCAGAATATGGATAAGGATGAGTACTTCAAAGACTTCAAGCTGTTTGACTATGATTTCATTGTAGTCAATAGGAGAATCCTTGTTCCATTGGTGTGGACTTGTCCATTTACACAGGCAGTAGGTACATTGAAATTTGGAAAGAATGCCCAAATAGAAATGAGAAGTCCTTTTGTGATAGGAGAAGAGCTTTCTTCTTATCTCACTTCCAGACCAAGAGTTCCTGTGGGCATTAATGAAGCTGGTCCTAATGATTTAAGAGAATGGTTAAATACATTGTAATATGCAAGTAGTAAAAAGAGATGGCAGTATAGAGGAATTTAATGTTGATAAGATTATAAGTGCTGTAGAAAAAGCCTTTAAGTCTTGCAACAAGAAAATGCCTCAGTATCTGTATGATATGCTGGGTGCTTTATTCGGCACTTTGGAAGGAGATACTATAGGTATTGAGGAGATACAGAATAAGGTTGAGGATGTTCTTATGAATGACAAACACTTTGATGTAGCAAAGAGTTATATCATTTATAGGGAACAGCATAAGCAGGCAAGATTCATTAGGGAAAGAATTGACTATATGAATGAGTACAGTCAGTCTAATGAGAATGCAGCTACTTCATCAGAGACAGATGCCAATGCAAATGTAACTATGAAGAATGTTGCCAACCTTGAGGGTGAAGTGTATAAGACTACTAATAGGGTTATTCAGAGGCAAAGAATGAAAGACAAGCTGAATGAAATGTACCCTGAAGTAGCCAAGAAGTATGAAGAGGATTTGAACTCTCATGTCATTTATACACATGATGAAGCAACTACTCCTGTCTTGAAGCAGTATTGTATGGCTGTGAGTCTGTATCCTCTTATGATGGAAGGAGTTGGCAATATTGATGGTATCACTCCAACACCTCCTAATGATTTGCAGTCATTCAGTGGTCAAGTAACCAATCTTATCTTCTTGCTATCTTCTCAGTGTAAGGGTGCAGTGGCAGTAGGTGAATACTTTATTGCCCTTAACTATTACATTGTACAGGAGTTTGGTTCTAGCTGGTATGAAAAGCTGGATGTAGTAACCACTACAGACCATTGTAGTAAGCAAAGAACCATAAGAGATGCCATATATAAAGCATTCAAACAATTCATTTATGGTGTGAACCAGCCTGCTGGTAATAGGTCATATCAGAGTCCATTTACCAATGTGTCTTATTATGACCACACCTATTTTGATTCATTGTTTGGAGAGTTCTATTATCCTGATGGTACTAAGCCTCAATGGGAAGCAGTAGATTGTCTGCAAAGGCTGTTTATGAAGTTCTTCAACAAGTTGAGAACAAAACAGATTCTTACATTCCCTGTAGAGACAATGGCTATGGTGTATGACCCAAAGACCAATGATATTATAGACAAAGACTACAAAGACTTTACTGCTGAAATGTATGCAGAAGGTCATAGCTTCTTTACCTATATATCAGATAGTGCTGATAGTCTTGCATCATGTTGTAGATTAAGGAATGAACTTGCAGAGAATACCTTTAATCCTACATCAGGTCTTACTGGTGTAATGACTGGCTCATGCAATGTTATTACTCTTAATATCAATAGGATTGTACAGGATTGCAACAAGGCTTATGGATTGAAGAGAAATGGAGGATGGAAAGAAAATACTTCATTTCTTAGAGATTACTTAGTAGATATTCTCCAGAGAGTCTACAAGTATCATATTGCATTCAAGACAATGTTGTATGACCTTGAAGATAAAGGTATGTTTGCAGCTTCAAATGGTGGATATATTCACATCAGCAAGTTGTACAGCACCATTGGTATTAATGGCTTGAATGAGGCTGCAAGGTTCTTGGGTCTTGAAGTAGGTAATAATCCTGAGTATATTGAATTTCTGCAACTCATACTTGGAACTATCAAAGAGGAAAATAAGAAGCATTCTATTCATGATAAGAAGAGACCTTTCTTGTTTAATTCTGAGGTAGTACCTGCTGAAGGTCTTGGTGGTAAGAACTATAACTGGGATAAGGAAGATGGGTATTGGGTCCCTGATGATGAGAACCTGTACAATTCATACTTCTATGATGCACATGATGACACCTCAGTACTTGATAAGTTTATACTTCATGGGAGACAGACTTACCAATATACTGATGGAGGCAGTGCAGCCCATATTAATCTTGAAGACCACCTTAGCAAGGAACAGTATCTCAAGCTGATAGACTTTGCAATAGCTAATGGAACCAACTATTTCACATTTAATATTCCTAATAGTAAGTGTGATGATTGTGGCTACATTACTAAGCATCCTATCACTGAGTGTCCTAAGTGCCATAGTAATCACATAACCCAATATACAAGGGTAATTGGGTATCTCAGACCCATCAAATCATTTGGTAAAGACAGGCAGATTGAAGCAAGTCACAGAACCTATAGTGATGGAAGGAGTGAGATATGCTAAAGTATGTAGATGCAAAAGTAGTCTTTGCTGAAGTTCCTGATGAGGTAACTCTTGCTATCAATATATCTAATTGTCCATGTCAATGTAAGGGCTGTCATAGCTCTTACTTGGCAGAGGATATTGGTAATCCACTGAATAAGACAGTCCTCAGCAAACTTTTGGAAGATAACAAGGGAATATCTTGTGTGTCTTTCATGGGTGGTGATAGGGACACTATACATATAGTAGCTTTGGCAAGTTGGGTAAAAACTCATACAAACTTAAAGGTTGCATGGTATAGTGGCAGACAGGAACTTGCTGGTATAGTAGCAAGACAGTTACAGTGGTTTGACTTTATTAAGTTAGGACCTTATAAGGAAGAGTTTGGACCACTTAACAGTAGGACTACTAATCAGAAATTCTACAAGGTAAGTGGCAAGGAGCTGGTAGACATAACAAATAAATTTTGGAAGCATGCAAGTTGAAAATTTATGGTAATAGAAACAGAATATAATATAGGCGACGAGGTCTATACTTTATATAAAAATAAAGTAACCAAAACTAAAATTAAAGCAGTCGAGGTCTTAGTATCTACTGATATTACTGTTAAGTATAATTCAGACATAGTAGAAGGATTGTTTGAATCTAATAAAGTATTCATGGAGAAGGACTTGTTCAAAACTAAGGAAGAGCTATTAAAATCATTATGAAACTGAAAATTAAAATAAAAGTGTTGACTGGAGGCTGCATGCCTGTAATTAGTAAGAATGGTGATTGGGTAGATTTGAGGTCTGCCATAAATATCACCATCCCTGCACCACAGGCTGATGTCCTTAAAAGAAAAACTATTGAAGGAGAGAGAGTAGGTCATAGGGATGTAGAGATTCCTACCTATTATATTCCTCTTGGAGTTGCAATGCAACTACCACAAGGATTTGAAGCTATTATTGATTCAAGGAGTAGTGGTCCTAAAAAGTTAGGATTATTCATCCCAAGTGGTCAAGGTGTAGTGGATAACACATATAATGGCAATGATGACCAGTGGCACTATGTATGTTCTCCTATGAGAGAGACCACTATTGAAGCAGGTGATAGAATCTGTCAATTTAGGATACAGCTTAGTCAGAAAGCTACTATGTGGCAGAAGATTAAATGGCTGCTAAGTTCAGGTATTGAGCTTGTGGAAGTAGATGACTTGGGTGATGATAACAGAGGAGGATTTGGTACTTCTGGCATCAAGTAGTAACTAAAAAAAAAAGCATGAAGCATGGTATTAGAAATAATTGGTATTATGCTTGCAGTAATCATCTTATCTATCATCATTAATGGTGTAGAAGATTATTGCAAGCAGAGTAAAAGGGTAAATATGTCTTTCAAAGAGGCTATGGATTTGGTAGAGTTGCCTGTAGTAACATTCCTTAATGGAGATAAGAAACTTAACTTCTTGTTGGACACTGGAAGCAATATCTCTCAAATCAACAGCTCTATTCTTCCTCTTCTTGACCATAAGAAGATAGAGGCAAAAGACATGGATGTGACAGGAATTGAAGGTAATAAGGTAAATACTGAGTTCTGTGAAATGACAATCACTTATAAGGGACAAGAATTTGTAGGTGATTTCTGTATTCACAACTTGGATGATGCCTTTGCTATTGTTAAGGAAGAGTCTGGTGTGCAGATTCATGGTATCCTTGGCAGTCTGTTCTTCCAAAAGTATAAGTATGTCTTTGACTTTGAAAGTCTTATTGCTTATTCTAAGAAATAATGGAAGATATTATAAAACTTAGGTCCAGATATAGAGCTAAAAACTATCTCAAGAAAATGCCTAAACCTGATGGTACTGAATCAAAAACTTATGTACTCAAAACTGATATGCCTACATTGAGAGTAGGTGAAGTTCAAGGAGGAAATAAGTTTATTGACCCATCAGGAGGTCCAATGATTGTGGTAGGATGTGAGCTTGAAGAAGCCAAGGCAGTTGTCAAATCTATAGACTTTGTTAAGGGTTATGGATGGACTATAACATTTGAATAATGATATATTTTGTTACTGGTCAGAGAGAACTATTTGAGTTTCCTGATGCTAAGTATAAGTGTATCTCTGTAGAAGAGTCTCTTAAAATATTAGAGCCTCTTCGAGTAGTAGGTTTAGATACTGAAACTACAGGTACAGAGATATGGCAAGGTAAATTGCTTACTCTTCAGCTTGGTAATAAGGAAAATCAAGTTGTGATAGACTGCATGACTATTGATGTCAAGCAGTATAAGGATTATCTTGAAAGTGACAGACTATTCATCATTCATAATGCAAAGTTTGATTTAAGATGGCTGTATAAGGAACATATTGTAGTCAGAAATGTCTATGATACTTATTTAGCTGAGAAGATTCTATTTCTTGGATTCCCACCTGGCATTGTATCTTTGTCCTTGCAGGCTTGTTGTGATAGGTATTTACATATCTATCTTGACAAGACTGTCAGAGGACAGATACATGCAGGTATGACAGAAGAGGTTATAGTTTATGCAGCAAATGATGTTGTGCATCTTGAGGATATTATGAACTTGCAGCTTGTTACTATCAATGCAAGGGGTCAGAAAGTGGCACTTGATATTGAGAATGAGTTTGTAAGAGTCCTTGCATACATTGAATATTGTGGCATTAAACTTGACCCTGTTAAGTGGAAGGCTAAGATGGCTAAAGATGCAGAGAGGTTAAGGATTGCTGAGCAGAAACTTAATGATTGGGTAGTAGATTATGTAATGAAAAAGGATGACCCTTCCCTCATTGCAAGAAACTATGATACTCACAAGAAAGGTAAGCCAGCCAAACTTGCAGATAATGTGTATGTGGTAATACCACAACCTTCATTATTCTCTGAGTTTGATACTGGACCTCAATGTATTATTAATTGGAATAGTTCCAAGCAGGTAATCAGATTGTTTGAAGAACTTGGATTTGACCTATTGGTTAAAGACAAGAAAACAGGCAAGATGAAAAAGTCTGTAGAGTCTAAGTTTATAGAATTGCAGGCAAGTAAGAGTAGTATTGTTCCTTTATACTTGGAATATTCAGCAGCTTTCAAGGTGGTAACATCTTTTGGTCAAAATTTCCTTGATGCCATTAATCCTGTTACACAAAGAATCCATCCAACATTCAATCAAATGATGGATACTGGTAGATTGAGTTGTGGTTCAGGAGGAAAAGGTAAAGGAGGTAAGACTAAAGATGATGATATTGCAGAGGAGGAAGATGAAAACAAGGACACTTCTACACAAGCAAATGATAAGAGTGTCAATGTTCAGCAGCTTCCAGCCACAGAAGAAACAAGAGCAGCATTTGTCCCTGAAAAGGGACATTTGTTAGTAGATTGTGATTATGGAGACCAAGAGGGTCATGTGTTCACTGAGTTGTCTAATGATAAGGAGTGGATTGCATTCTACAATGACCCTAACCAAAGAGATGGACACTCCTTTGTAGCCAAGATGTGTTTCCCTAAAGACCTTGATGGGGTTGCAGAGAAGGATGTCAAGAAGGTAAGAAAAGACCTTAGAGATTTGGCTAAGAAGGCAAGGTTCTGTTTCAATTATAATGGTCAGGCTCCTACAATGGCAACTAATTGTAATATCCCTGTGGACTTTGCAACTGAGATTTATAACAACTATTTCAAGAGATTTAATGGTATAGCAAGCTATTTCAAGGTACAAAAGAGAGACATGTGGAATAGAGGCTATATCCTAATCTCAAAGATAACTGGGCTAAGGGCATATATCTATGACTATCCTATACTGAAAGGTATTGAAAGGAGAAAGAATGGTATGGAAGATTTCTGGGATATATACAAAGCTGCAAGAGATAGTGGCAGAGTAATATCTGAGATTCCACCATCTGTCATGCAAGAAATTGCAAAGAAGTTTGCCCAAGGTGTTCCTATTGAAGAAATAGCTGTTAGGTATTCATATAAGGTTAAAAAGGCAGGTAAGGTAGAAGAAAGATTCATTGATATTAACAGGGAGACTGTATATGTGTCAGTGATGAAACACTTATGGAAGAGAAAGAGTGCTTCTGATAATCAGTCATGTAACTATCCTTCTCAAGGTACTGCTGCTGCAATGACTAAGATTGCTGGCATTAGGTACTTTAATCATTTGGTTAATGATGGTCTTATATTCAAAGTCCTCATTCCTAATGATGTACATGATGAGTATCTGATAGAACCACCTGAGGAAATTGCAGAGCAGGAAGCTAAGAAGTTAAGTGAGTGTATGGAATATGCAGCAGCAATCTTCTGTAAGAAAGTAACTATCAAAGCTGTACCAGAAATTGGTTCGTGTTGGATTCATTGAACCCTAAGTAATTTGTTTTTGGTCTTGCATATTTGAATTATTATTTGTATCTTTGCAAAAAAAAAAGATATGAGAGTAAGACAAATAGCAGGACCAAATCAAACAAAGGTTTGCTCTATATGTGGCAGAGATTTACCTCTTGAAGCATATTCAAAAGGTACAGGGATGTATGGTAGAAGAAGCATTTGTAAAGAATGTGACAGAAACTTGCATAATACTCCTGAAGCAAGAGAAAGAAGGAGATTAAGGAGGATTGAGAGAAGAAATACAGTAGCTGGCTTGAGAGAAAGAGAAAAACAAACAGACCTACTTAGACTTCAAAATAATGAAGATGCTTATAAGAAGTACATTATTAGAAGTGCCAAGAGAAGAGCATTATCTCAAGGTATTCCTTTTGATATAGATTATACAGATATTTCAATACCTGAATATTGTCCTCTGCTTGGAATTAAACTTAACAAGCATATTGGAGAAGGTAAATTATATAATGACTCTCCATCACTTGATAAGATAATTCCTAAGTTAGGATATGTTAAGGGTAATGTTTGGATAATAAGTAATAAAGCTAATAGGATAAAATCAGATGCTACTATAGAAGAATTGGAGCTTTTAGTTAAGAATTTGAAGAACCATTGGGTACATTGATATGGAAACATGGAGAATATTAGTCTTTATAGCAATACTGGCAGTGCTTTTTATTGGAGCATGGTATGCTATAAAACTTAAAGGAGAAGAGTTAAGAGAGCAATTGTATGTATATCCTAAGAATGGTCATCAATATCTACCACTATTCAGATGTAGGCTTAAATGCCCTGCATCTGGACAGTGGTTTGATGCACTAATCTATCAGGATTATGACAGTAAACATTTGTATGTCAGAGAGAAGAAAGATTTCTTTGACAAATTTGTTAAACTCATAGATTGGAAAGATGGAGACAAGAGTGGACAATGTTAATCATCCTGAGCATTATACTTCCCATCCAAGTGGTGTTGAGTGTATTGAAATTACAAGGCATTATTGCTTTGCTATTGGAAATGCAATCAAGTATCTGTGGAGGGCTGGTCTCAAGAAAGATGCAAGCCTTACAGATAATCAGAAGGAGATTGAAGATTTGAAGAAGGCTATATGGTATATCAAGGACAGGATAAAGCAATTAGGTGGTGAAGTATGACATTTATAATTCATTTCAAAGATGGACATAGAGAAACCTATAATAATAGGTATGATGAGGATGTAGAGCATGAAAGAGATGCAGCTTGGGATGATGTCTATATGACATTTCCTGATGCTGAATATATAGAGGAGTTTTAAACTATGATACCATATAGAATAAAACATAAGGCTACTGGACTTTATTATAAGCCTGGTAGACCTTCTTTATCTAAAGTAGGAAAGGTCTATGGTACTGGTAATAATGGATTAAACTATATGAAGAATTTAGACTATCTTGAAATTATTAGTATTAAGAGGCCTATGATTAAAAAACTTGAAGATTTGGGATATGAAACTAGGTGGATTTTTGGTAATCAAATATGTTTCAAAGTTCCTAAATCAGATTTTGAAATAGAGTATTTAACTGATAGTAAAGGAGAAAGTTAAAATGAGAAAGATAATTTTATGTCGAGGTATTCAAGGTAGTGGTAAAACCACTTTTGCTAAACAATGGGTACTTGAAGACCCTGAACATAGAGTAAGGTTCAATAATGATGACATCAGAAATATGTTAGGTAAGTATTGGGTTCCCAGTAGAGAACTATTAGTGCGTGCTTTGAAAATACAATTTATTGCAACATCTATGGAAATGGGTTATGATATTGTCATTGATAATATGAATCTTAATCCCAAAGAGATAGAGTTCTATAAACCATATATAGAAGCACACAATCAAACAGTAGAAGAGTTAAGAAAGGAGAATATATTAAATCCCCAAGATGATTTCAAGTATGAGTTGGAATTTAAGAATTTCTTCATACCTCTTCAAGACTGTATTGACAGGGATGCAAAAAGACCCAATCCAATAGGAGAAGAGGCCATAAGAAAGACTTATGAGAAGTATAAAGACATTCTGAAAGTATAGTATGAGACAATATACATCAAGAGAGTTCATAAAGATAGTAGAGTTCAATGGTTTCTATTATGATAGACATAATGGAGACCATGCTATCTATGTGAATGATAAGGGAAGGCATATCAGCATACCTAAGAATCTTGAATGTGTAATTGCTCGCAGACTGATTAAAGAAAATAACTTGATAACAGACATTAAAAAGAAGAAAAAAAATGACTGAAAGTGGATATTATCCCCCAGGGGCAGAGCATGACCCTAATGCACCTTGGAATCAAGAAGAACTCCCTGAAAGGGAGATTGAAGTAACTGTATCTGTGACACTTAGTAAGACTGTCAAGATAAAAGTGTCTGACTACACCATTACTGACTCTGGCAAGGATGAAGATGGTGATTACTTTGAGGATGTGGACTATTCTGATTATGACCTAAAGGGGGCAGTTGAAGAGCAGATTACATTACCTCAAAATGCTTGGGATTACATAGCTCCTAAGTCAAAGAAAGAGGTACAAGCTATCTTTGATTTGAAGGGGTGGAATGTTGATGAAATGGAAGTTATACCAGAATAAAAGGAGGAAATAATATGAGTAAACAATCTGAAAATTTCAAGAAGCTGGTAAAAGGAAACCCTATTGGTTCCATTACTACAGCTATTAATATGCTTCAATCTTCTGTGAAGAATGAGCTTATGAAAGAGTTCGGAGTATCTACTGTAGAAGAATTGGCTTTCAAACTGAAGTAGTATGGTAGATAACTTTGAACTAATCAAGTCTATGTTCTACTTCAATGAGGCAAATGATATGTTCTTTCATTGCCAAATTGTACAGAGGGCAAAAGACCATAAGGGAGAAAAGGTAAGGGAAGGTGCAATCAAGACTTACTTTATAAGAAGTGCTGAACATCTTATGAGAGTAAAAGATGAAATCATTCTCTTATGTGAGCACTACAAGGCAAGGGCATACATTAATGTAGCTGCAAAGGATTTTGATGCTGTAAATAGACGTATGCTGGTTAAACTGGCTGAGTATAATTACATAGGAAATATGTCATCTATCAATCCCAGAAAGATACTTAATAGCTCCGCAGGAGAAGTTAAATCAAGAGCACCTAAATGGATTGTAGATATAGATGATATATCTATTAAAGATAGTGTATTAGAATGGTTAGACAATTACTTTAGGAGTATAAGACCTATTGATGTATTGTCATATACCAACTTCTTTCTATATGCTGAGGTACCTACAGTTCAAGGATGCCATCTTATAACTCTTCCTTTTGATTCTTTGAAGTTTAGTGAGGCATTTCCTAATGTAGATGTTCATAAGAACTCTATGGGAACATTATTGTATTATCCTAAAAGTTTAGAAAAATGAGATTAATTAAACCAAGTTTTGAAATTATAGAACAGCAAGCTGGTCTTGAAGGAATGTATAAACAGATTGAATTAGCAGGTAGAACTTGTTATAAATCAGAAGATAAGATTACAGAAGATTCAGCTAAAGGCTTTGTAGAAAGAATGATTAAGTCTGGACATGGTGCCATGTTGGAACATGGTACTGTGTATCTTTTAATCCCTTATGAAGAGGCAATAGATACTATTGGAGATGATTGGGTACATGAGCAATATTCTTATAACCCTTATTCTGTTGTAGCTGTATATGGTAATAATTATTATATTACTACAAACTTCAGAGTATTAGTGGAAAATAACTGGATGGATGATTTGAAATATATCTGTGAACCTACAGAGCATCATGAGAAGAGAGTAACTGTAAGATTCATTTGTGATAGAGGCGTGTCCCATGAATTTGTAAGGCATAGAGTAATGTCTTTTGCTCAGGAAAGTACGAGGTATTGTAACTATTCTAAGGATAAGTTTGGTAATGAACTTACCTTTATTGAACCTTGTTGGTTAGAGGATTATAACTATAAGGATAATACTTATAACCAGTTATTTATAGATAGCTTAAGGTTTGCAGAAGCCCATTATTTAGATTTACTCAAGAAGTGGGATGATAAGATACCTGACAAGAGATATAAGACTGGGTTCAGGAATAATCCTTGGACTCCTCAACAAGCAAGAGCAGTATTACCTAATTCCTTAAAGACAGAATTGGTTGTAACTGGTTTTGTTTCTGATTGGAAACATTTCTTTGAATTAAGGTGTGCTTCTAATGCTCATCCTCAAGCACAAGAACTTGCAATACCGTTAAGAGAAGAATTTGTTAAAAGGGGGTATATTAAATGACTGATAATGAATTACACTTATTAGTTCAAAGTAAATGCCATATGGTTCCTCTGTATGACACTATTGAAGAGTTAAGAAATCCAACTGGAATACTTGCTGAGGAATATTCAAGAATTTGGAAAGAATTAAAAGAACAAAAGGAGAAGAAATAATATGGGAATTTTTGGTAAAGTAACAGAAACAGTAGCAAAGCCTACCTTTGCTGAACAGATGGCTGCTATCAAGTCAGCCTTCAAGACAGCACATGAGAATGCAAGTAATCTCCATGCAGAAATGGAGTCAGAGATTGCAAAGAAGGAATCTCAAATTGCTGCATTGCAGGAAGACATCAAAACTATTGGTGTTACTAAGCAAGAGGCTGAAACATTTATGTCTAATATAGAAAAGCTTATTTGATATGATTGAGCAAATAAATCAGTTAAAGCAAGGTTCCATTATTAGTGAGAGTTCTCACTATATTGTGAACAGAGTATCAGGCTCTAATGCTTGGCTTACTCATTTTGAAAGTGGTGAAGAGGTTCAGATTGGTATGAGCTATTTGAAGAACTATACTAATTCTGCTGACCTGTTTGAGACTACAGTAAAAGTAACTAAGGAAGATAAGAAGGATGGTACTCTTGGTATTAGGAGTATCTTTGAAAAGATACACTCTGGTCAAGTATTTACTGTATGCTTCAAGAAGCAGGATAAGCCTAAGAGTAAGAGGAAGTTACAGGAAGAGATTGATGCTATTGTAGAGCAGTTCTCAAATAGCATTGACACAGTTAAGAACAATAAGAAAGGTGTTGCAAATGCAGCAAAGAATCTTATTACTGAGTTGGTTAATAACCCTGTACTTCCTTATGAGGAAGGTGAAGATAGAGTTCTTAGAGGCTACAAGATTCAGTTTGAATCAAGAGATGGCAGATATAACTGCATTGATATGGACATACAACAAACAGATAAAGAGTCTGGAGTTAGACCTGTCAATATCAACACCATTAAATATTTAATCTTTGATGGTGTCAAGTATGTAGTTGAATAATTCCTATAAGGGAGAGTAAGTTAAATACTTATTCTCCCTTTAGCTTTTTGAATAAAAGCTTGTATATTACAATTAAATTCCTTACCTTTGCACAAATAATATCTTAAATTATATGAGTTGTTTAATTATAACACCAGAAATTAGAGAATTAGCTAAGAAGTTTCCTAATGAAACAGAGCAATCAATACTTAACTTGGTTGGACTGTGGCAGGAAAAGAATAATAAGTCTATTGAGGATATTCCATTAGGTAGTGAACTCAATGATTTTATTAAGGAGTTGAGAAGACCAAAAGGAAAGGGGGTAGATACAAAATTTTCTACCTCTAATTACACTGGCCCTAATCCTTATAGGAGAAGGACAATTGAAAATGCTAATTGGTCAGATATAACTATAGCTTTAGCCCAAAACTTTAGAACTGCTGGAGAAAATTTGACTAAAAGCTCTGCTGGAAGTAAATATGTATCAGCTGACTTACTTCCTGAGTCTAATGATGCTTCAGCAATAGCTGAAAATCTTTATAATCAGATTAAAGCTAAGGGGAAAACAAGTAATCTGAAGATTAATATAGCTGGTAATGGAATCTATAGTATGGAGCAAAGTCAATCATACTATAATGATTTAGTAACTCAGATATTGGAGAAGCTCCAAGATAAAGGAATTACTATATCTGAAATTAGAAGTGGAGGTCAAACTGGTATAGATGAAGCTGGTATAATAGCTGCTCAGAGATTAGGAATACCTAATGAAGTTCACTCTACTGCTAATTTTATGTTTAGAGATAAGTCTGGGAAAGATATATCTGATGAACAAGCCTTCAAGGATAGATTCTTATCCTCTACTACTTCAAGACAAGAAGAAAGACTAAGTAATGCCTTTGATACTCCAAGGGTTACTTCTGTTGAAGAGCAGCAGAAGGTGGACTTACTCTTTGACCCAAGAACAAGAAGAGATAGAGTGACACTTATTGCAAGATTCTTCAGTAATGAAGTTGATAATGCCTTGCAGGAAATGACTGATTCTTTGAAGAGAAGAATTGATGATGCCAGTGGTGTGGAGAAGGAAGAATTACAGGCTGAGCTTAATAGCTTGGATAGATTCTCTGCTATAAAGAAGTACACTCCTGCTGGTATATTCAAGAGAGTAGCTAACATCTTCAATTCTTATGTACAAGATACAGAAGAGGGCAGAATACAGCAAGAACTTAATGCAATCAATTCTATGAAAGGTGCAGACAAGTTCTCTGATGAGCAGAAATTAGAAGCTGCCAAGAAGAAAGCTGCTTATAAGAATCAGGAGTATAAGAAGATAGTTGATGACCCTTATGTCTACAAGGCTCTTGCTGAGGAAGCAAGTACTTTGCTTGTAATGACTGAGGGTATTAGGATAGACCCCAACTACATTGCACCTGCTGATGCAAACCTCAATGATGATGACCCTGATGGTAACAGTGAGGTAGATAATGAAGCAGAGGATTGGAGACAAGAAGAGGCTTATAAGGATGGATGGATGACCAATTTCAGACAGGTAAGTTCACATGAGTCTCTATCACAGGCTGTGAGAAAAGTAATCAGGCAAGTACCCAAACTTGACTATAGAGGTAAGTATGAAAAGGATGATTTAGGTTTCACAAGATACCTTGATGCTGACTATGTTCATGCTACTTTCATTGACAAGTTAAGGAACATGATTAACTCTGATGATATGCTTCCTTTGATGCAGGATTTGCAAAGAATCAAGCCTTGGGTTAAGCAAGTAACCAAGTTACTTCAAGGTGATGAGACTTTGTTCTCTCAATTCTACCAAGACTTCAGAAAGGATTTTATGCCTTACTGGATTCAAAAGAAGAAGATGATGCCTGATGGTACTTTCAAGATGGAAACTATTGCCATCAATAAGCCTGAAGGTGTGTATTACCTCCTTGATGCTTGGAGAGATAACTATGAGAATGGAGTACAGCTTGATGATGATAGTGTATATGAGAAGAATGGGGAAATAAACAAGGATAATGCAGCTAAAGGTTTACAATGGACTGAGACATTGAACAATATGTTCCAGAACCTTGATACAGAATCCAGACTTCAACTCTTGGAGAGAGAAGATGTATGGAATACCATTATGAAGTTACTTCATATGTTAGGTATTGATGCTAATCCTTCTGTATTGAAAACTGCATTAACTGATATAAAGACAGCTCCAGGTGTCACATTTACTGACCCAATCATGCTTCTTTTACCACAATTGAATGTCATATTCAGTGGTATTAAGAAAGGTGAAGTTAAGTCTGAAACAAGGGAGGATGGTACTGAGAAGAGAGGAGACCTTATCAATACTTTTGGCTCTGCTTACAATATGATTGCAAGTATGATGGCAGAAGTTACTGAGGATGCTATTGAAAGTAGTGTCAGAGAAAATGATAAGTCTTATTATTCTCATGTTACTCCTAACTATTTAGGTAAACTTATTAAGAATCTCAAGAATGTTATGAATGACAAGGAGAGATTTGAACAGTTTATGCAGACTGAGTTCAAGGATTATGAGTGGTTCTTTAAGGATGGTCATTGGAGAAATGACTGGCTAAGACAGCTTGCAGAGTCTGATGAATTAAGAAGAGGTCTTAACCATAAAGCAGTGTTGAACTCTGATAAGGTAGACTATACTAATTGGGATGATTTGGATTATACTTTGGCTCTTCTTACAGAATATTGGGGAGACCCTGATTCTGCAAAGTCAAGTATAAAGTATGCTTGGTATCATGTTCCTATTCTTTCAGATAGCCCTTCTGCTGAGTTTATCAGATTCAGAAAGTACACAACAGGTGATGTGCTTGATGAAAATGGTAAGAAGAGAACCTATGATGATGTTATCCTTGACAAGTTAGTAGACTTGGTTAATCAAGAGTATGACAGAATCATGTTAGTCAGAGAGAGGGATGAGGCTTATCAAAGTGGAGATAAGAGTGTAGAGCCTATTGCTAACTATGATATTGTCAGAAAGAAAGATGGTAGTATAAAGAGTATAGGAGGTGCAGAATTTAAGTTCCTTCCTGCACTTAACAACCTCAGATATGACAATGGAGAGACATTCATTGATAGGCTAAGCAGGCTTAAATCCAAGGGTACTGGTGCTGAACTTAGGAACTTCCTAAGAACTACTCTTAATGACATGATGGAGGATGGTTTTGAACAGACCTACAGAGATTGGATGAGGGTAGGACTTCTGGATGAGCTTCCTAATGGTAAGTACAAGTATCTTCCTTTTGAAGGTCAGTCCAAGCAGAATGCAATAACTGCAAAAGCACTTATTAAGGCTAAAGATGCCTTAGGTTCATTGTGGAATACCAATATGGAACTAATGCTTAGAGCCTATAACAATAATAGTGCTTTTGATAGTAGAGAAGCTAATAGTCTGATGGAGCAGATTAAGAATCTGCTGACAGATAAGGCAACAAGAGGTGAGATGGAATTGAAAGATGCCCAGTCAATCTCAAGAAGTCTGTTTGTTAAGAACAATGCTAAGGATGCACTTAGGGAATATTATTGGAATAGCAAGTTAGCTACTTCACAAATTATCCAACTTACTACCACTGACCTTGCTTTCTATAAGAACCTTGAGGACTTTCAGAAGAGATATAAGGAGGTTCATGCTCCTGCTCTTAGATTGAATACTAAGGCTACTTACAAAGGTGAGAGAATTGGTAGGGATTGGGAAAGAACCATCTACTTGAAGGATGATGAGATAGTATCTTCTGTACTTGAGGACATTAAGACTGTCCTTGATGAAAGGGTCAGAAGAAATGAAATGACCAAGATAGACAGAGATAACATTATCAGCAAGTTTAGAAATGTGAATGTGGCAGATGCTCAGGCATATAGAAGTTTGAGTTCTTATAGGGCAATACTTGGTATGTCAGGTCAGTGGACAGATGATATGGAGCAAGCATATAACAACTTCAAGAATGGAGATTGGAATATCAAAGACTTCAATATCATTTGGCAGACTAAGAAGCCTTATGTTTATACACAAGTCAATAATAACAGTGGCATTGAAGGTCATACTGGAATTAAGACTCCTATACAGCATAAGAACTCAGAGTTCCTATTACTTGCTATGCACGAACTAATTGCTGGTCCTTTAGGAAGGTCAGGCAAGCTAAAAGCCATAAATAAGTTTATGGAGGATAATCAGATTGATGTAGTTCAGTTTGAATCTACTACTAAGGTTGGAAAACAAGGTGTGATAGATTTGAATGATGTTAATACAGAGGCTGATGTAATCCAAAGACTTAAAGATACTACAGGTATTGGATTTGGTAATGAGAATCCTAACGTGGTACATAAGGTATCCTATGAAGATTATGGTATTCAGACTGCAACCCCTGAACATGCTATTGATGCAGTTCAGTTGGTAGGTACTCAGATTAGAAAGCTAATTACTGCTGACATCTCTGATGACACAATCATTGAAGTTAATGGTAAAAAGATGACTAAGAAGGAGTGGCTTGACCTATATAATGCCATCAATACTGAGAATATTCTTCAAGCATTTGCTGATGTAGATAAAATATTCAAAGACCCAAAGAAGGTAGAAGAAATCTTACTTGAAGAGATAAGAGGTAATCAAAGGTATGGTATGGATATGATGAGGGCTTGTACTCTTGATGAGAACAATAACTTCAATATACCTCTCTTTGACCCTGTACAATCTCAAAGGGTACAGACACTTCTCAATAGTGTAATCAAGAGTAGAATCACTAAACAGAAGATTAGAGGTGGAGCTTTAATTCAGGTATCTGATTATGGCTTAACTGATGAACTTCATGTAGTATTTGAAGGTGAGGGTGCTAACAAGAGGATTAAGTATCTTGAGTGCTATATGCCTGCATATAGTAGAGAGTTCTATGAGCCTCTTATGGACCCAAATACTCACCAGCTTGATGTAACTAAACTTCCAGAGGATTTAAGAAAGTTGATTGGCTATAGAGTTCCAACAGAGGATAAGTATTCAATGGCTCCTCTGTATATCAAGGGATTCTTACCTCAACAGAATGGTTCTGCAATCATGCTTCCTGCTGAGATTACTACTCTATCAGGTTCTGACTTTGATGTGGATAAGATGTATATCATGTTACCTGAGTTCAGAGTTAAGAAGTATGATATGAGACAGGCAAGAGAAGACTATGCAAGAATGAATAGCTTATTCAATCAAGTATTGTCACAATTCACTCATAGCCAGTTGGCAGAAGATATTCTCAATGCAGATACTGATGACTTTAAGGAATGGTTCAAGGAGAATAAGGAGAAGTACAGACTTGCCAAGTCTATTATAAGTAAGGTAAAGTATGACTTCAATAAGTCTCCACAGGAGAACAGTCTTGAGGCAAGAAATAACTTGCTGATAGATATGATGTATGGAGTCTTGACTAATGCAGATACAGCTTCAAAGATTCTTAACCCAGGTGGTTTTGATTATCAGAAGAAGTCTGCAAGAATAATGGCTATTCTCAATGATTCTTATGAGAGTGACTTGGCTCAAGCATTAAAGGATATGGGTATAGAACTTAATAAGACTGTACAGAAAGGTGGAAAGTCTTATCCTAAGTCTATTGCTTCATACCTATTTGACTTAGACCTTGACACTCTTGATAAGTTGGCAGAGAAAACAAAGGTCAAGATGGACCCATTATCACCAAGAACTCAGGTGATGCTACATCAACAAAACATGACTGGTGCTAAGTTGATTGGTATTTATGCCAATCATAATGCAAACCATGCTTTGATGCAACATACTCAGTTGGCTTTGGATGAAGAAAATGGCTCATTTGTATTGAATGGAAAGAGACTTACATCTCTACATGATATTATGAATGGTGACAAGGAATTTATCTCAAAGAATAATGCTGGATTCTTGGCTGCTTCTGTGGACAATGTTAAAGACCCTGTGCTTGCAGCACTTAATCAGAATACTTTCACTGCTGATGCTTCTATGCTTCTTTCAAGATTAGGCTATAATCCTATTGAAATAGGTCTGTTAATGATGCAGCCTATAGTTCAAGAGATTACTCAGACCTATTTTAGAGAGAGTAGAGAAGGTAAAGGTAAAGATACCATCATTGATGAAGTATTGGATAAGTATAAGGAGAAGGCTGCTCTTAATAATGACTTGACTTATGATAACTACAAGAATAATAGCTTCTACATTGAAGAGCTTGCAGATAATATAATGCTTGCTAAGGAAGCTGTTACTGACAGGTCTCAGACTTCTGATTTCAGAAAGATTGAGTTCTATCAGAAACAAGTTGCAGTTGGATATTTGTTCAAGAGAATTATGAACTCTGCTGATGCTTTGGGACAGTTAGTACAGGCTACAAGGTCTGATACCCAAGGAGGTGCTGCTGGTCCTACTATTGCAGATACAGAGTTGAAGATGCAGAAAGTGAAAGACCTGTTAGACCAAATAGAGAATAATGACAAGTTCCCATTGAAGAATGCCAATGTAATACTTGATGGTCTGTTATCAGACAATCCTGACACTGACACTCTAAGAGAAAGACTATTGTCAGCTCCTCTTCCTTTCTTACAGGCTTTCTATACTCTTGGCTTGCAGAAGACAGAAGAAATGTTAGGGTCTTATTTCCCTCAATATACTGAATCATTCAGAACTGTAATTGATGACCTTAGAGACATGACAAAGACTGGTAAGTTAAATGTAAAGACTATGAATAGTATTTATAATGACTTGCTTGCCTATATTATGTCAAAGAATGGATTCTTTGGTTCTGAATTGATTGTAAACCCAGACTCTGAAGTAGGTGATATTATTGTAACTTCCTCTGATAAGAGAAAGGATTTTATCAATAACTTCCCTGAGTACTTCAAGAGAGTGGTTACAGATAATGAGGATATAGCTGACCTTGAATTTATTAAGAGACTCAAGGTAATTAGGGCAAATGACAGTAATCCTGTAGACACAGTAGTGTTTAAGAATGTAGGTCAATTAAGTCCTACTTTGAGAGAAAGATATATGAGAGATTGGGCATCTCTGTTGTATATGAGTAACCCAGAAGCTCAGAAACTTGCTCTTAACTTGTTCAGATACAGCTATTATAGGAATGGCTTTGCATTTGGACCTTCAACCTTCATCCATTTGGCACCTGTGGCAGTGAGAAATGCTATCCCAGAGTACATAAGTACATTGAGAACTCTCTTGTCATCAAGTGATGATTATAGTCAATTTGTAGACCAATATGTCTATAACCACTTGGATAATAGAAAGTTGGTTCCTGAAATCCCTGATACAGCCTCTGTCCAGTTTATAGGAGAGGATAATGAAGTTAAAGATGAAGTTACATTTGTAATTGATGATAATGCTACCTTTGGAGATAAGAAAGTTATCAAGAAAAGGATAGATACTCCTGATGGTCCTGCTTATGACTTCTTTAAGTATATAGGCAAGAGAATCAGAGGAAGTTATGTCTATTACAAGCTGGCTTCATTAGGTACTGAACAAACTAATGTTGCAACCTATGAAAGGATTGAGCCATTAGGTTTCAGAAACAGCTTCATTGAATATGAGTATGGCAAGGATGTGGAAGAGATGGAAACTGTAATTGATAAGAACAGGAAAGATTATGACCCTTATGCAGATACATTGTCAAGATTTGACCTTGGAGATGCTGAGGTTGATTATGACTCTATGCCTGATTATCAAGATATGCCTCAAGAGTATTGGGATTCTATTCCAGAAGTAGATACTGATGCTTTCCAACAGGTATATGGTACTCCTCTTGATACTTCAGCTCCTAAGGCTGATGATGTAACAGCTATTCAGCCTAATACAGAGTATAAGGATGAGAATGGTGATAGTATTTGTGGTGCTCCAACATTATATAGTTTATAAGATATGGCAAGAAGTTGTGCAATTATTCCAAAGGTAAGAAATAGAAATGGTCAGGTAGTGGACAGCAAGTTATTTAAGGACTTGCTGTCCTTCACTTCAAACAATAGAAGTGAGGCTACAAGATTATATCTTATCACAAAAGCTGACTCTTTTATAAGAGATTGGAATCCAAGGCTGACATTAGATGAAAACAATGAACCTACATTGAGCAGTTTGCTAAAGCAGACTAATCTCAGTAAAGTCATTCCAGAAACTAAGGTACTTGAGAGACTTAATAGGGAGATTGGGTACTATAAGAAAGGAATGGACAGACCAGCCCTATGGGTAAACAATGATGAGAATTATCAAAAGTTGAAACAAAGGGCTATAGCCTTTAATCAGAACTCAGAGTATAGGGATGATTATGTGGCTAATATAGTTAAGATTCAAGACAGTGAATCTCCAAGAGTATTCATTGGGGTAAAGGTTGAGAAAAGAAATAGGCTTAACTCTATTAATGCAGATAAGATGGAATACAATGAGAACCTTAATAACAGGTTGAGGGGTATTCTTGAGTCTCATGGAATAGGGATAGGTGCTTTGACTGACCTTGAAAAGAGAATGGGTATTCATGGTGTAACTGACTTTGATGTTGCAAGAAATGCAGCAAATGGTCTTGTTGAAATGATTAGGCTTGCTAATGGTATTCAAGGTGAGAGAGCACTTCCTGAGGAATTTGCACACTTTGCCATTGAAGCTATGGGAGATAATCCACTTATCACAAGACTTATCAATAATATATCTTCCAATGGACTGGCAAGAGAAATTATAGGTGAGGACTATGATACCTATGATACTTTATATCATAGTGATGAGACTAAGTTGGCAAAAGAAGCTGCGGGTAAACTGCTTGCAAAACACCTTCTTCAAGGTGAGAATATCCCATCTGCTCCTTATAAGAATCTACTGCAAAGAGTAATCCAAGCAGTTAAGAGTTTCTTTAAGAATATTAGTGCAAGTCCTATACAAAGAGCTATGAAGGATGCTGACAAGAACTTTGGTTCTTTAGCACAGCAAATACTTAATGGCAGCATGGATGAGGCTATTGATGTTAGCAATATAGCATCAAGTGGAGTATTTTACAGTACCTCAGAGAGAGTGGCAAGAGATAAGAAGTTACTTCAAGGAATCATTGAGAATGAGTTGAAAAGATTGAAGATTTATGAAAAGAGAAATCCTAATAGCCAGTTTAGTGCTAATCAAAGGTTACTCATTGATAGATTGGATATTGAATTAGCTGATAACAATGAGATTGAGGGTATTTATACTTTTGTAGAGAATGCTCTTGAGGAACTATCTAAGGTAAGTGACAGACTTACTATGCTACAGAATACTCCTGCTACTAATGTTAATGAGAGAGCCAGAGTACTAAGAGATGTCAGAAACTACTTGTATAGTTACAAGCATATTACTGATGATATTAGGAAGGCTCTTATTGATGAAGAGAAGTATGCAGACAATAGATATGGTCAGAGAGTAAGGGTAGTATTGGACAATACAACTACATTACTTGGAGACTTGTTTGTAAGGTACAATGAAGTATCAATGCCTCTCTTTGTTGATTTCATTAAACCTTTTGTAGGGGAAAGTATAACTGTTCCTTTTGGCAAGTTCAAGGGCAAGACTATGAGTGCTGAAGACTTAGTTAAGATAGCTGACAAGGACATATCTTTCTTTGATAGATGGCTTGACTCTATGGCAGACTCTTCAGATTATATGCTGAAAGTTATGGACCAAGCTGTCAAGAAGAGTAAAGAAAATGCAAGGTTGGAGACCATCAATGTTATGAAGGAGCTTCAAGCTGCTACCATTAAGTTAGAGCAAGCTGGAGTTAAGAGCACTGATTGGATGTTTGAGAGAGACAGTAAAGGCAATCTTACAGGTAATTATATCTCTGAGATTAACCAAGGTCTATTCAAGGAGAAAGTCAGGGAAATGTTCAAGTCTCTCAATGAGAAGTATGGTAAGAATCCTGTAGGAGATAATGCAGAGAAGTACAGAAAGGAGAGACAAGCTTGGTTTGATGCTAATATGGAAGTAGTCAATGGAAAGAAGCAGCCTAAAGTATCAATCTATGGCAACAAGGCTTACCAAAATTTGAATCCTGCTCAGAAAGAGTACTACAATAAGATTATGGAGATAAAAGCCAAGCTGGATTCATACCTTCCTGACAAGTACACTACCTTAACTAATGCAGTTAAAATCAGAAAGGATTTACTCGAAAGAGTAAAGGCATCTGATGGTGTAAAGTCAGGTAGTACACAAGTATGGGAAGCTGTTAAAGACCAATTTATTAGAAGGACAGATGACACTGAGTTTGGAGATAGGGCTACAGTAAAGGACTTTGAAGGTAAAGAGGTACAAGTGCTTCCTATCTACTATACCAAGATGAAAGAGGGTGAAAGTCCTAATGACCTATCTACTGATATAGTATCTACTCTTACAGCCTATGCAGCTATGGCTAATGACTTCAATGAAATGAATAAGGTAATTGATGTTCTTGAGCTTGGCAGAGATATGCTAAAGGAGAGGGAAATTATACAGACAAGAGGTGGTAAACCATTGGTTGAAAAGTTCAAGTCTGTAGGTAGGAAAGTAGAATCTACTCTCACTAAGTCTGGTGATGAAACAAGATTTATGCAAAGACTGAATGACTTCTTTGAAATGCAAGTCTATGGTAGGTATATGGCTGATGAAGGTACATTTGGTAATACAAAGATTGACAAAGGAAAGGTTGCAAACTTTGTTAATAGAATGACCTCACTCAATACATTAGCTGTCAATGTACTATCAGGTATTTCCAATGTGGCTACTGGTGGAGTTATGATGAGGATTGAATCTTTCTCTGGGGAGTTCTTCAATGAATCTAATACTCTAAGAGCTGATAGAAACTATGGTCAAGCACTACCTGAGTTCCTTGCAGAGATTGGTAATAGAGTTAAGACAAGCAAACTTGCTTTGTGGGATGAATTATTCAATGTAATGCAGGAATATGAGACTGATGTTAAGGAAGTAAACTTTGACAGAAAGACTTGGTTTAGTAGAATGTTTGGTACTTCTGCTTTATTCCTTATGAATAATGCTGGTGAACATTGGATGCAGAATAGAACTTCATTAGCACTTGCAGATGCCTATAAGATGAAGGCTCCTGATGGAAAGATTACATCCTTATGGGATGCTATGGAAGTGGTTCCTATTGATAAGAATAACAAGAAGTTAGGTGCTAAATTGCAGTTAAAGCAAGGCTATACTAAAGAAGATGGGTCTGCATTTACAAGAGATGATATTATAGCATTCAGTAGGAAATCTGCTGCTATAAATCAGAGAATGCACGGTATTTATAATAAGGCTGATAGAAGTGCAGTACAGAGATTAGCCATTGGTAGAATGGGTGTTATGTTCAGGAAGTGGGTGAAGCCCTCACTTAATAGGAGGTTCAAATCAGCATCCTACAATATGGACTTACAGTCTTGGACTGAAGGATACTATGTGACTACTGGAAGATTCCTTTTACAGTTAGCAAAAGAATTAAGAAAATCACAATTTGATATTGCTTCAGATTGGAAGAATCTTTCAAGAACTGAAAAAGCTAATATTAAAAGAGCTGTGACAGAAGTTGCCCATTACTTAGCTGTGGTAACAGTACTTGGATTGATTGACTGGGATGATAAGGATAACAGACCTTGGCTTACTAAGATGGTGGAATATCAGCTTAGAAGATTAAAGACTGAAACTGGTGTGCTTATTCCAGGAAAGCCTATGATAGATGAGGGCTTGAAGATTATGAAATCTCCGGCAGCAGCTATTCAAACTATTCAATCCACACTTGATTTGATAGGATTGATAAATCCTATGAACTATGAAGTGTTTGCAGGAGAGGATGCTATACTTCAATCAGGTCAATTTGAAGGCAAGAGTAGGGCATATAGGTTGCTTATGAAGAGTCCATTAATGCCTATGAGGAATACAATCACAAGAGGCATAGACCCTGAATTGGCAATACCTTACTTCAAGCAATAATAGAAAGAGGAGAGAAATCTCCTCTTTTTTATTCACTATAAATAATTTATTTATCCACTTGCATATTAGTGGATTTATTTGTATCTTTGCAGTGAACAATAAAAAACACATAATATGGAAGAAATTTGGAAAGATATTCCCAATTATGAGGGGATTTATAAAGTGAGTAATTTAGGAAGAGTTAAATCTCTTGGAAGGAGAGGAAAAGGATGTAGTATTGAAGATATTATTCTAAAACCTTCTCTTAATAAAGATGGATATGAATTAGTTAATCTAAAAGATTCTAATCATGTAGCTAAGTGGTTTACAGTCCACAGATTAGTGGCAATGTGTTTTATACCCAATCCCAATAACTATGAGGAAGTAAATCATAAAGATGAAGTTAAGAGTAACAATGTTGTATCTAACCTTGAATGGTGTACAAGAAGATATAATGTTGGATATGGGACTGTCAGAGAAAGGCAGTCTAATAATAAGAAAGGACAATCTAATGATTGGCTTAATAAGCCAATCATGCAATATAGCTTGAATGGAGAATTTATTGCTGAATATGATTCTATTACTCAAGCAGCTAAAGTATTATCCCAAACCTTAAATAAAGATTGGGAAAAGATAAAGAAAGCAATTAATAACCAGCTAAGGAAATACCCTGATGGTAAATCCTGTGGCTACAAATGGAGGTATAAAAATGTGTGAATTAGCAGCAACAGTTATTTGTGCAGGAATCTTTTGGTTCTTATTTAATCCTAACAATGCAAACAAGACATAAAAGATGGGAGAGTGAGTAGATTAAGTTCTACTCCTCCCCTTATTTTTTTTTATTTACTACAAAATAAAAGGGAAGTAACATTTCTGTTACTTCCCTAATAAAAAATTTCATCCTACTGACTAAAAGGCTATACACTTAATGGCTTGGTCTCTCTCCTCTTGAGATATATTGTTCCATTGCTCTTCAGTCCATCCTTTTTTAACAAGAGTTTTCCATACTTCTTTGGGCAAATCTTTGAATTTATTAGGTCCATAATCTCTGCCAGTACTATCTTGTCCTGCTATATAGTTCACTTGTTTTGGGTCAAATACCACATATATATCCCCATACATCATATTATCATAAAGGTCTTTGAATATTACTGAATCATATCCATTATCAAGGGCATATTGTATGGCTTCCTGCATAGAATTATGTTTGGCATCTTGATTATATTTACCAGCAGTTAAACTTTCTACTATGTAAGGATTTTCCATCACAACATCATATTGGTTTTTATACTTCCTTTGAGATAAGAAAGATTGGGATTCAGGTGCTCTATCTGCAAAGAATATAGCTCTTGGTGAGCCTCCATGCTGAGCAAAATACCCCTCTGGCATTTCTTTATTAAATCTGTATATTATCTCATCAGATGTATGCCACAATCTTTTCCCTCTTAATCTACCTTCTTGACTTAGATATACTGGGTCTTTAGCATATTTACCTTCATTAATTCTTTGGTAATAACTTATTAGATGGGGTCTGAAGTTATTCCAGTTAGTAACCTTAACAAAGAGTTCCTTGAAGAAATCAAGTATTCTCTTACCTAAGCCCCTGCTCTGTCTTGTCATTACATATTCTCTGAATCCCTCTGCCATATCTTCTTCTAATGAAAGGTCATCTTTCTCACCATATAACTTCTTTGCTTCATTATATAATGCCTGTCTCTCATTATTGTCAAGAAGGAGATTAAATACAGCATGGAATGCTTCATGGTATGTAGTACCTTCAGCAGCTATGTCAGACAATGTGATTACACCTTTATCAAATTGTCCCCAAGCTAAAGCACCTTGTCTACCTACTTTAATAAGACCTTTTACTATTTGTACTTTATCATTCTCACTCAATTGAGGTAGTACTCTACTTAACCAATTAAGTTCCTTTTCCTGATTCCATACTGTAGCTTCTGTGTCATCTACTCTTCTTAGGGTAAATTCATCCTCAAACTCTTCATCATGGTCATTTATTGCCTGTTCCTTTTGAGCAGTATAGGCAGCACCTATCTGGGTATTACCTTGATTAATAGTTGCAGGAGTCTCTACAGTAGTAATAGGAGCAACACTTACAGTAGGTACTGCATCAGGGTCAAACAATATAGTCTTTTCTGATGCTAATTCCTTAACTTTCTGAGGCTTAGCTTCAAGTCCTTTCCTAATTGCATCCTCAACTTGTGATTGGGTCATACCCCCCTGCACAGGATTATTCTTCAAGAATAAGAATGTCTTACCATTAGGGAATACTGCATAGAAGCTGTTTGAAGCTACATGGGCTACTTCAGTTTCTCTTCCAAATCCCTTTGTAATATTAGGAACCTTAGTTACATGAACTTCAACCCCATCAATTACAGTAAGTGGTGTAACATATCCCTTATGTAATTTACCATCCAACTCAAAGTAACCTACTCCCTCATCAGCATTATTCATACTGTGTTCAGGTGTCAAATCTTCAATAGGATTCTGTGTCTCTAATGAAGTCTCAAAGATAGGTAATACTGTCTGAGCTTGTGCTGGAGTAGCAGGAGTTTCTGTAGATTTATCTACTTTAACTGCACTTGCTAAAGGCACATTAACAGCAGGATTGTATGCAATAGGAATACCCTTTTCACTTTGTACTGCTGATACATTCTCCTTATCATAACTCAATACAAATGGCATTACAGCTAACTTAGTAACTGGTACACCATACTGAGATTCAAAGAGGTTCTTGTAAGCAGAAAGTTGTAAAGTATAGTAATCCTTTGCACTCATTCTCTGAGTAGCAGATGGAGTAGTAAAGTAATTAACCTTATGACCATATCTGTCTGTAAAGTCATAGAAGCTGTATCTACTTGTCTTTACATCATATATCCTAAAGTTACCATTCTTGTCTACTGAGAGAATATCAACTTCACCTGCAACTCTTGTACCATCAGGATATTTTTGGAATAATACAATATTGTCAGCAAGGAATCTTTCTCCCATTTGCTCCATGTTTGACTTAATCCTATTAAGGGAAGTAATCAAATCTATAAAAGCATTTTCCGACATATTGGATGGTTTCACTATCTTAGATACATCCCTTACAGTAAAGTACTGTCTGATGATACTATCTACTGCTGAACCAGCATCAAGTGCCCTTTGTGAATTAGTACCAGACATCTTATCTCTTACTATATTCACAATAGTATCTCTACTCTTAGCATCAGTCTTTCCTTGATAACCATCAAGATTAATCTTATACTTGTTTTCAAGGAACTTCAAGTAATTGTCAAATTGAGCAGGAGTATCAACTAACTGTGATAGCTTGGTTCTTACTTGTGTTAAAGCCTCTGTTTGCTTAGGAGATTCTACCCAATTAGAACCTAATCTACTATGTACTCTACTATATTGGTGATATTCACCATCATCTTCAAGTACATAATAAAACTCTCCATCAGTTCTTGTCTTGTCTATTCTCTTTTGGTTCTCATATATTTCACTGATAACCTCCTTAGACTTGGAAACCCTGTCCTCTCTTTCTTTCTTCCTGCCTGCAATAGTATCCTTTACATCCTGTGCTTCCTGACCACTAAGATATGTCTGCTTACTCCTGTCAAGTACCTTACCATCAGGAGTAAGAACTTTGTTATCTACCATCATTGATGATGTTGTAGCATCCCCGAAGTTATCTTGTGCCCAAGCTAAGTCAAACAATATTCTATTACTGTCAGTAACTTCTACAGTCCTGCCTTGGTCATCTCTGATAGTGTTTGTCTTTAAGTCTACATAGTATGGCTTATTTGAGAATACAGATACTATTCTTGTGCCTGCAATAGCACCCTCAGTACCTCCTACAGGAGTTTCTACTTTCCTCTTAGGTTGAGGAGCTACAGAAGCTGGACTTATAGCTTGATGAAGATTACCTTCATTATCAAAGTAATCAGTTGTAAACCAATTACTTCTTACTGAAGCCTCAGTAATATTTGAAGTAAGGATATTAGAGTTTATCAATCTATTATTGTATGCACCTTCATTTATTCTCCTTGTGCTGACCTGTAAAGGAAGATTGAACTTGATAAGGTGTCCAAGTATCTCATTGTATATATCCTCAGGATTCTTAGGAGTACCTAATGCACTTGTATCTCCCAAGTCTTCAAGAGCAGTTGCATCAAAGTTTATACCTCCAATCTCTGCACTCTTGCTACTTGTAGAGAAATATACATCATACTTATCCTCCTTGATTTGCTCTTTTCCATTAATGATTACTTTCTCATAAGTACCATCTGGCTTTCTTACCTTCTTACTGATAACAATACCATCACCTGCCCTACTACTAAACCAAGTAACCATAATATCCTGCATATACAAGTCTTGTGCTAAGTCTTGCATAGCAGCAGATACATCATCCTGTGATGTAGCAGTTGATAACTTAGTAATGGCATTCTTTATATCTTCTCCAACAGGAGTAGAACTTACTGAACTGTCATTTAGGTTGAACTCTTCATTATTGAAGTGCTTAACCCTCACAGCAGCAGGAGAGTACTTACCAGCTCCATTAGGTATAAGCAGATATAATCTACCTTCCTTTTGGCTCATATCCACTGGCTTGATAATAAGACTATCATCAATCTTACTATTAGTGGTAAGAACACCATTCTTTATAATACCAAAGATAGGCTTTCTGTCTGTTGAGGATACATTAGGTATTTCGGATAAACTCCTTTCAGTATTACCATAAGGAACTCTACCTACCATTACCTTAGATACCTTTGTAACAGGTGTGGCAATGAACTTGCCAGTCTTATTCTGCCTATTAGCATACTCACCTCTTATCTTCTCTTCAAGACCCTTCAAGCCCTCATACCTTGAAACACTATAATCAGACTCATCCAAACTACCTACTACTTGGTTGTTTCTCTTGTCTACAATGAAAATTGTATTCTCATTATAGTCTGGGTCAATCATAAAGACAAGTTCATCACCTGCTTTTAGATTACCCTCATTTACATATCTGAATGCTCCTTGGTCTCTTAGATAACCATAAATGCCAGAGAAGTCTACATTCTTTTCTCTCTCACTTACTACAATATCAAATGGTCTAAAGTCTCCTTCCTTACTTGCCTCTATGTGTAGTTCAGGTATAGCAGGTCTATAGAATTGATTAAGAGTATCTCTACTTGGTCTTTGTGGAGTTTCTACCCTTTCATTGGCTTTCTTATTCTCCTCATTAACCATCTCAGCAGTTATATTACCTACAGGTAATTCTGTTGTAGGCAAATCCTCACTACTTGTTACAGTAGGAGTAGTAGATGTACCACTATCTCCTGTAGTATCTCTTCTACCATCACCTCTCACAGTTCCCTCTCTTTTCTCTACAGGCTTCTTATATTCAGGTGAGAATCTATCCTTAAATCTATTGTCATTATTTACCTGAGACATTGCATTTTGCAAAGCATATTGAGCCTCTTGGAATCTTGTTGCAGACAACTCAACATCACCCTCAGAATCTTCATCAAAGGCATTCTCATTATTGATATAAATTGAATTAGGATTAGCCAACTGTTCAAGGTTTTCAGAGTTACTGAACTGGTCTTGAAGGAGCTTCATAGCATCTTGCTTAACCTGTGGTTCTGCATCTGACTCATTAAGAACTCTTCTTACCTCATTATTGTATTGTGAAGTTTCTCTGTAGTTCTTAGCCATCTCACTACCTTCATCCTCAAGTTCTTTTAGAACTCTATCCCTATTCTCTATATCATCTTGGGTATCTATGATACCCCTGAACTCTTGTAAATTCTGTGCAGCATTCAAAGATACCTTTAGGTTATCAGATTTCCTCTTGGTCTCTTGTTGTGCAGCTTGCTCATCAGCTCTTGCATGGTCTTCTACTTGCTTTTGAGGATTCTCAAGATACTCTTTCAGCTTTGCATTATATGTCTTTGAGGCATTACCTAACTTAACAATATCATTCAGCTTAGTTGTAATATCTTCTTTCTCATCTGCACTAAGTACAGTCTCATCTACCTCATTAATCTCCTTAACAAGACCATCTACAAACTTAGGATTAGTTGCCAATGTATGAGCCAATGTCTTATCATCCTGACTTCTTACAAGATTAAGAGTATTTATTGCACCTTGAATAGCTCTTACATTCTCATCTGCCTGTCTGTATCTATCAGTTAAATCAGCATGAGTTTGACCCTCAAAATCTCTTATCTGCTCATTAAATCTAAGGAATGAATCTAAGTTACCTAATACACTGCCTATTGCAGATTTTACTTCTCCAGACATGGCTGTTGCTCTCTCAGACCAATTGCCTATCTGAGACTTCATCCAAGTCAATTCTTCAAGCTGGTCATCTGATAATTGCTGACCTGTCTTAATATCAAGCTCATCTTTTATCTTCAGATAATTGTTGATAGTATTGGTCATTTCATCATGGTTCTGCTGCAACTTCTCTATCATTTCCTGCTTGCCTTCTGGGGTAGCATACATAGGATTACCATTCTTATCAACAAATGGACCTACCTTAGAACCATCTTCAAAAGTAGTTGTAGTGTTTTCCACAATAGAGGCAAGATTTTCATCTGATGTATCAAATGCTGTGTTAATTAAGGTAGTGAGGTCTTCCATTCTACCTGCATTATCAAACATGGCAATATCAGATACTAATTGAGCATGTTCTGCATTCTTGAAGTTGAACTCATCACCTTCCTCAGCAGCTCTATTCATATCATTCTGATACTTATTGTGTCTGATAAGACCCTGATAGTAATTCTTAAACTCAGGAGAGTTTATCCTACTATTCATGTAGTTAGCAATCTCATTCTCCCTTGCTATCTTCTCATTATAGTCTCTCCACTCATTTATGGCACCACCTTCAATAGTGATTGGAGACTGAATACCACCTTGTGCATTTCTTACACTTCTGAATCTTGGCATACCTAATGCACCTGTCAAAGAACCAATAAAGAACTCTTCCCACACAGAGCCATCATTTACTGTCTCATTAATTCCCTCAGCAAATGATTTAGTCCAACTCAAAGTCTCTTGTGCAGCCTCTGGGTCAGTCTTTGACTTATAGAAGTTATTTACATCAGTAGAGTAATAATTACCTGCTATTCTACTTGCAGCACCCTGTGCCATTTCCTCAGTACCTTCAGATAATGCACCCTTTGTTATTGCAGTAGCAGCACCTAATCTTGTAGTACCAGCAGTATATTCTCCTGCCTTACCTACTATATTAGTAGCCTTTCTTGCAGTCTTGAATCCATTAGCATATAACTTGCCAAATTGGATTATATTAGATGCAGTAAGGATAGGTATATTCATAAGCAAGTCTGCATTACCCATCTTTAGTCTATCCTCATTCAGTTTACCAAGTGCTGCATTGTAAGCCTCTCTTTCTTTTGCAATAGCATCCTGATACTTTACATAAGCTGGGTCTACAAATTGATTACCCTCTACACCACTTCTTACAAGTTCCTTTCCTGCATTAGCTTCATATTCAGCCTGTATTGCATTTAACCTTTCCCTTAGACTGTCATCAAGCTGTGCTTTATGAAGCTCAAACCAATCCTTACTATTATTGAGTGCTTCAATTCTACCCTCATTTACTGCTGAAATAGTAGCACCTACAGCAGTATTAACTATTGCTGGAGCCTTTGAAGACTTGGCAATAGCACCAATAAGCTGAGGTAACTTAGTTACCTTCAACCCAGCAGCAGTAACACCACCACTGTAGAAAGCACCTACTGTAAAACCTAAGTTCTTGATAAACTTATCACCTAAGAAGTTAGCAGTGAAGATATTTTCATACCAAGGTTGTTCTTGTTCTGCTCTTGTATAGTAGTTAGGTAATGCTTGCTCAGACCATTCATTAACAGACTGCATAGCTTTAGAGAAGTCATTATCCCAAAGACCAGACCATCTACCTTCACCTATTGCAGTGCCAGCTCCAAATATCAAACCTACAGTACCATCAAGGAAAGTAGTACCTGCAAGTATAGCACCCTTAGCAAGACCTGCTCCTATCTGTGCATACCAAGGTTGGTTATTAGCTCTTATATCTCCTAACTCTTGAAACTGTGCCTCAGTTGCAGTGGGTTCATCAAACATGCTCTCACCCCAAGGTGTAGCAGTTCCTTCTAATGAAGTTGCAACCATCTGCTCACCATGTGCCCTTGCATCATACAGTGAAGTAGGAGCAGTATTTGCTCCTACATTCATACTGAATGACTGAAACTCAGGACTAAGGTTAGTGTATGGCTCTTGATTTGCTTCTTGCAAATCTCTGAAAGTCATTGGACCACTCTTAGTAATATCTATATCCTTTACTTTAGTTTCTTTTGCCATATCTTAATATCCATAAGGATTAAACTCTTGTTCTTTTGTCTTATTCTGTACTCCTAATTGAGAATGGAATAAGTATGCTTGCTGTATAGCCTGTGCATATTGTTGCTGTGCATAAGTAATTTCATCTGGAGTAGCCTGATGTACATTTCCTCTTGCATCAGTATATTGTCCTGTATTAACTACTTGCTGCCATTGATTTGCAGCAGCCATTGCCCTATCTCTATTCTGTTCATTAGTTGTATTGATACCAGCAGGCATTCTGAATCTTCTCACATTGCCCTTGTCATCTTGTATCATTACAGTAGTACCATAAGGACTAAATCTTGTAGCAGTTACCTTGTACTTATCACTCTTCAAGTCTTCCATAGTGATTTCCTCACCTGTATCCTTGAATTGCTTGGACTTGCTATCATAATCAACCTCCTTGAGACTTAATCCTCTACCAGCAGTCATAATAGCATCCTTCATATCACCTTGCTGAGTACCTGCAATAGGATAGTCATATTCAGTAACCCTTGTAGCATCATATCTTGCAGTTCTTGCTGCTGGAGAGTCATCAGCATATTTACCCCATAATCTTCCAACATTTACTCTTTGATTAGGACCAAAACTATCAGAACTTACAGCACCTCTACCCCCTAATCTATCAATAAATCTCTTGAAGTCAGAATCAACAAATTGACCCTGAGTTACTGGAATACCTGTTGATGGAGATACTGTCCCTGGAATATATTTCTTACTGTTGTAAGCTTTCCATCCCTCTTGATTCATCTTCCACTGACCATTCTCCTTGTAGAAGTACTTAGAGTATTTCTTCATATCATCATTGTACTTCTTCTCTTCCTTGCTTAGTTCTCTGCTACTATAGATGTTCAGAGGATTGATGGCTAAGTTATTAAGCCTTGCTTGTCTCTGCTCTTCTGCTTTTCTTGCAGCAGCTCTTTGCTCTGCCCTCTTCTGCATAGCTTCCTGTTCAGCCATTTTAGCTCTCCAATTATCAAGAGTCTGATATTGAGTTTCACCAACTGCACTCCATAGACCTTGCTTAGCATAGTCAATAGCCCTTGCAATAGTAGCTTGGTCTCCCCAGTTCCTAACTCCACTTGAGTTAATAGCATCTTCAACAATTCTTGTAAGTTGAGGAGCAGCATTAGGATTATCCTGTATAGCCTGTAATACTGCCTGAGAACTGAAGCCCTTTTGCATCATAGTTTCATAATATGAATTACCTAAGATGCTTCTCCATTTCCTTGGCTTCTCTTGCATTTCCTTAGCTAATGCAGATGCAGCACTTGCAGCCTGTGCAGTAATTAGCTTACCTGAATATGATTCATAGGCTAATTGAGGATTCCTTATATAGTCATCAAGACTTGTAGTAGAAGCTCTTCTACTTAACATCAATGTTGGGTCTTGAAGAAGTGCTTTTTGTTGTTCTTCTGCTTGTTTCTGTCTTGCTGTATAGGCTTGTTCAATAGGAGTTATCTCCTTACTATATCTTGCTCTCATATTGAGCATATCCCTTCTACTTGCAGCATTAAGTCCTTCTCTTGCTAATTGACCTGCTTGTTCCTCAAGGTCATTTGCATAGGTCTTGTACATCTTGTAAGCATAAGGGTCAGTCTGCTCATTAGCCATTTCTTCCCATACACTTGCCTTAGTAGCAAGCTCTCCATACTGGTTCTCCAACTCTTGATGAGCCTGAGTAGCCATCAAGGTTGGAGCCAGCATCTCTTGGTAAGAGAATGGCTTGAATTGTGAATTTATTACTAAACTATAATTAGCCATATTACTTCTTCTTAATAGTTAAATAACCACCCTTAGCTTTCTTTTTCTTAGCTTTATTGGCAGCATCTCTTACTTCCTTCTTCTCTGCTTCACTAAGATTTTCATATCCATTCTTATATGTAACATTACCCTTGTTATCAATAGAGTAGTATAGTGCAGGATTACTCATAATCATGTTTCTACTATACTCTTCTCTACCAATATCTCCAAGAGAATTAAAGAAGTTAGTAAGGTTAGCACTCATACTTGCACCTCTTCTTGCATCAACAGCATCTCTTACTGCCATAGCCTGTGCAACACCACTTAGTCTTGAACTTCTTGCCTTTAATGCAGCTTCTTGATTTGCCATTGCAGCCTTGAGTCCCATCTCAGCATTAGCCATGTTAGTACCTCTATTAAAGGTTTCAACAGCCTGCCTTTGTGCTAAGTTATACTCTTCAGCCTGTCTTGCAAGGTCTCCTAATCTACCTTGAGCATTATAGTCTGCTGCAAGTAAGGCTGCATTTCTTGAAGGACTTGTGGTATTCATAATAGCCCTTCTTGTAGCACCTGCTTGTGCATTAAGCTTATTCAAATAGAAGTTTCTGTCAAAAGGTCTATATTGTAAATAGTTACCTATTGGAGTATATCCTACTGGAGTATAATTACCTGCTTGATTAGCTGCTTCAAGTATTGCATCAGCACTTGTATAATCTGGTTTACTGAATAAATTCTGACCTAATCCTATTGCAGCACCTACTACAGGAGCATATCTTAGCCAAGTCAGCTTGCTATTATTATTCCCTTTATCACCCTTATCAGCACCTGCCATAGATTCATTCCATAAATCTTCTGCATTGATAGGTTCTAATAGAGTACCATAGTCTTGCCAATCTCCATAATCTACACCATCTAAGAAGTTAGGTGTATCACCAAGACCATCAAATAATGTACCCATTCTACCACCATGAGCATATTGTACTCCTTCTTGACCTACTTGATTCTGTTGCCTTACAGTCTCTTGGGCTTGCTGTAGTCTGGACATAGAACTTAGAAGTCCTCTCTTGCTTATTGGGTCATTAGGTCTCTCCTTAGACTCCTCTCCCAGCTTCTCTGCTATTGCAGCAAATGAGTAGCCATCATAAGACTTTGGAAGATTGAAACTCTCTAATAGACCACCATCAGCAAACATTCTGTTACTAAATACATAGTCATTGAAGATTACCTCTCCTTGCTCTACAAGGTTAGGAGTTCCTTCTGCATCCATTCCCATAGGTACACCTTCCATTGGATTCTCCTCATGGGTTCCACCATTACCAATTATTCTAAGACCATTATCCCACTCAGCACCATGAGTAAGTAAATCTCCTCCAAAGGCATGATGCCACTTCCTTGCATTAGCAGCAAAAGTAGCTCTCTTTCTTACAGCAGGGTCACTGCTTCTTTTACCCCTTGCAATACACTCTGAAGTAACTTTACCTCCACAATACTTGGTGAATTTACCTCTATTCTCAGGCTTGATATGTATCTCACCTCCTTTAGCAAAAGTATTCAATTCTGATGATTCAAATGAGTTAGGTAATGAAGTCAGCTTACCTTTATTTGCAGCATTAAGAGCCTTAATACCTAAGTTCTCTTTAGCTAACTCATAGCCTATTGCTCCACTTCCATATCCTCCCCATATGCCAAGAGGACCACCAAAGGCAGCAAAGCTTGCCATAGCATTAAGGTCAGACTGAGTATCTGCTGCATCTGCTGCATTCTCATAAGAAGTCAATGCTCTATTTCTTGCAATATCCTGTTGCTTCTTTAGTTCCTTATATTTGTTTTTAGCCTTATTGCTAAACCAACCATCTTTACCAATGTCTGATTTAGTAAAGTCTTTGCCAAAGTCCTGATTAGCCCACTGGTCCATAACTGAATCAGCACTACTGCTATCTACCATAACAGTATTTATAGCTTTGTTGCTTCCTTCAACTTCAGCAATCTTCTCCTTATTTAACTTGGAGCCAAACATCCTATTTGTAAGACCTCCAATAATACCTGAACCAGCAGATATAATGCCTCCAAGTACAGGATTAACTGCACTTACTGCACTGCCTATAGTACCTCCAATATTACTGATTGCACTACCTGCACCTGATTCAAGTCCTCCACTAATAGCACCACCTGCAATATTACCCACTGCACTACCTATGCCACTTGCTAAGCCTCCTTTCAGCATACCAGCAACATTGCCTCCACTGAAAGTGCCTTTCAAGTCAAAAGGCTTAGTTCCACCTAAAGCATTCTTGAAATCACCACCCCAAGCATAGTAATGAGGGTTATATGTAAATGGTCTGTTAGACTTTCTTATAACTTTTCTTTTAGCCATATCATACTAATTTGTTTGCAAAGATAAACAAAGTATTTGAATTATACAAGGATATTATCCAAAAAGTAAAGGGAAGATAAGTAATAAACTTACCTTCCCCTATTATTACTCAAAGTAATGTACAATCATATCATGCAATATAGTCTTATTTACATTTTCTCCTTCCATAGATAACTTGATATATAACCAAGGATTTCTCATTCTATCTCTACCATTTGCCTTAGCCCTTGGTATATTAGCTCTCCAAATTCTAAACTTCTTCTTTAAGTTAGAAGGTCTTCCTAAGATATTATTTAGAGTAGAAGTACCCTGTTGATATTCATTCCATACAGTTAGAGTATCAAATGTTGTATTGAGCAGATTACCATTCTTGTCCCAGCTATCTGACCTGAACTCAAGGTTATTGAATATCTTGTCTACAGGCATATCTGGGTTAGCTATTATAGTAGTATAGAATGGCTGATATACTCCAAAGAATATGTTATAGTCTCCTTCATTATGCAACCAAGGTCTATACAATGTACCTGTACCTTCAACATTAAGAGCAATTCCTCTATCTTCAAGATTAGTAAAGTAAGGCATCTTCTCATAACTATAGAATGAGCTGAACTGACCTAATGGCTCAGAGAATGCTAAACACTCATCCTTGCTAATAAAGAATACATCACCATTAACCTTGTCATAGTAGGTAACAAATCCATCAAAGTCTACTGGGTTCCATATATCTATACTATCAGAGGCTCTGTTAATCCAAGAGTGGAAACCTAATCTATCTGATAGATTATCCAACTGACCATTAAATAAGAATATACCTTTTGTGATGTCATCTATAAAGTAAATACCATTAGATGTTTCACACATGGACCATTTATTAGTACATCCTATTCTATCAGAGATATATCTCTTACCATTAACCTTTCCACTGTTTGCAATCTCAATAGGGACTCCATCAGTAGAAGAAATCTGCATATTCTCATTATATAGGATTTGGCTAATACCTCTATCTTGGAAAGCAAGTATATTGTTATTAAACCTTCTCAGTGCCCTTACATTTCCCTTATCCCCATCAAGGTCAAGGGTAGATGCAAGAGTGATGTTAGTCCAAGTATCTATTAACTCTCCAGCAGTTTTAGTCCTAGTCCAAGTAATTGAATTATGGAAGTTATCCAAGTTCAGCTTATTTGGATTGATTGTCCTATAATTGAAGAAGTTATTAGGCTGGGAATATACATCATTCATCAAGTTAAAATTCTCAGGAGTAATTGAGAAGTTACTTGTCTGTCCTCTGTTCCTATCATATCTACCATCAATATTTACCCTTGTTTCACACATGAATGATACAATATCAGTTACTGCATTCTGGTCTTCAAGAGTGAATGGATATGTTTTAATATGGTCATACCTTTGATAGTAGGTATCACCTTCTTCCCACCTAATAGTAATACTGCTCTTAACCTTGCTATCAGCATCTATAAGAGAAATTGGGTCTCCACAAGGTAGCCATACATTATTCTCAAAAGCCTCTTCTGCCTGACCACCAAACCTGTTCTGTACATCATCATTATATAATTCTCCTAACCATAGCCATCCATGTTGAATACTTGATACAGCAGATATAGGACCTCTTGGAGCACCAGTAATAATAGTGTCCTGTGATACACTCTTGGTACTTCCTGACTTATCCCAATACATGTGTTGCCCACTTGGAGCACCTAAGCTTTGTGCATTTACAAACCAAGTATCATTATAATCACCGTCCTTGATAGTAGGTAATACCCTCTGAGCACCTGATGTAGTATAGTTTAAGGCTAACACCGCATGAGGAGTAGATTTATACTTGATTCTAACAGGGTCAGTACCTGTAACTTGGTCAGTAAATCTATTATCTACCTGCATATAATTACCACTAAATAATTTATGTGCATCAGTTTCTGCACTTTGAGCACCAGTAGTCATAATAGGATAACCATCTTTCTTATCACCAATTCTTGAGATAGTAAGAAGCTTATCTACATTACCATAGTAGTTAATATCTGTAAGACCTGAGTTCTCTTGTGCAGGTAATCTAATAAGTGATACCTCATTAGAGTCAAATACTGCAACTCCTGATATACCAGTTCTTGTACTACTACCACTTTCATAAGCATTCCATATATTACCTGAATCCAAGTAGACTGACTTATATGAATACCTCATATTAGACATTTTCTTCTTGTCAAGCATAGCAGACCTATAACCATCAGTAGCAAACTTAGTATTATTAAGGGAACCATTCCTATGCCAAGGATATACAACAAATCCAGTAGTATAGTGATGAGTATTACCTGTATCTTTTTTGTATGCAGTTAATTCATCAAACCAGAATGCCCCAGAGATTAACCCTTTCCATCCAAAATGGGAGTCGCCAAGATGTGTTCTAAGTTCCTCAGAACTGAAATCATTTTCTACACCTATAGGCTCTTTATAAAATCCAGCAGGTAGCTCTGAACTATCATAGAAGCTATTAACAGGAGTAGAAGTCTGAATATCAATATCTGAGGCAAATGCAGTTAGGGGAACCATACCTACTATCCTCAGCTTCAATCCTGATGTATCAATACTTCTTACTTCATTATCAAACTCAATGTCAGGCGAGTGGAAAGTTAATATTGATTGGTCAATGTAGTAATTCTCTGCGTTGTTAGATACCCAACTTGCAACATCTGAGTCAGTTGCAGTATCATCAACATAAGGACCAGAAGGAGGATTCCAAATACATTGGATTTCTGCATTTCTGTTATTATTGCTCGGAATAGGTCTGTTATGTCTAAATTCAGCCCAAGCCCCTTTATTAACTATGTTAATATTATATTGCCCTTCACTTGAAGTAACTATGGTATTGTTATTAGACATAATACCTGCCCTTGAGTGTGTAGATGGGTCCCCTAAGTATTGCCCAAGTCCTACCCAATCTCCACTCCAACCACTTCCACTACTCTGATGATAATGAAAAGCCTTATATTCATCAAATGGGGCATTAGGTCTTGTAAACCAAGATGATTGTGCAAATGGTGAATTACCATATCTGTCAGATACATTATATACAGTAGGGCACAATATACCTTGACATATTGCCTCTCTATCATTAATAGTAGGATATACTACCATAGGTCTTATTCTAATATATCCCTGATTCAGTAACCTACTAATTATATCAGAATTGTTAAGAGTAAATTCTGCTACTGGCAATCCAATATTGCTATTATTATAGAAAGTGGTGTCTATATGAACAGTATTTTTGACATCATTTATCCATATAGGCTCTGACCATTTACCTGTATAGTGCTGTGCTTGAATGCCAAATCTGTAATATTCAAGATACTTAAATGTCTTGAATTGATAAGAGTTAAACTTTAGTTGATTATTATAAGGATAATAACCACTTGGTTCAGGAGGAGTAATACTCTTCACATAAGTACTGAATGTTATAGTCTTTCTTTTAAAGAAATTCTTTATAGTAGAATCTATAGTCTTTCTTTGTAATGTGAAATCTCCTAGGAACAATGTATTATCCTTCTGAGACATTGTGCCAAACACTACCTCTTCTCCACCTACATACAATAGTTCTGTAGGGTCAATTGAATCTCCTGATGAGCCATTATCTGTGTATGTAACATTTCTAGTAACAGTTGATGAATAAGAGAACCCAGAATTATCATCATAGTTTGCAGTACCTTTATATCCCTCAGGAAAAGATAATATAAATGTTTTACCACTTGATAATGCTATACTATCACCATTACTGAATGTGATTCTACTATAAGTATCTCCACTCAAAGATATATAACTACTAGTACTTACCTCAGATAATTTCAATGAACTTCCATCACTTCTCTTATAAAGAGTTATTGTGTATGGACTTCCTATAAAAGACAATGAAGTAGTCTTATATGTATAGGTACCTGAAATAGGTATAGCCAAATCTACTACTCTCTTAACTGTAGGTGTAGCATTTATACTGCTTCTATGTATAGAATAAACTCTGACATAATCAAAAGAATTATCAGGATTTACTATACTGATATTAAAACTATTACTTACACTATCTTCTGGACTAGCTCCCCTATTGTTATAGGATATGTAATAGAGAGGGGAAGCATAGAATATATTAGTTTCCTGACTATACTTATCAAAGTATGTGAATACATATTGTATAACACCCGGAGAAAAGCCACCATTGGCTACTAGATTTCTGTCTATAGAAACTTTTTCCTTTAATTTTAAAGTTCTTACAAAGTTAAAAGAGTCATCTTTCCACTTATTTACTACAGCAGATGCAGCAGCTACATTAATAACTCTTGGTTGATTCAATCCATCTGTCCAGTAAATCTTTCTAATATCAGAGTTTTCATAGAATGATATAGACTCTATAGGGTGCTTATAATCAAACCCTAAGTCACCCTTATATAGTAATTTACCTGTTAAGTTTCCATTATCAAACCATAGCTTATATATTTTATCTAGTGGAGTTGTTTCAATCTCTATATTAGACTCTTCAGCTACAATATCAGTTACTGTAGATTCTTCTGCTTCAATATCTACCTCTGGTAATTCTGTTTTCTCTCCATAAGAGAATATTATAAGCTCATCATTAATAAGTGATTGACCTATAGGAATACCCTCTATGTAATCCCCTATACCAGCTATACTTGATTTTTTATTACCTCTTTCATTTACCAAACTAAGCAGAGTACTTTCATCAGTTGGCATTACTCTGACATTCTTATTTTCATAAGCATATCCAGAGTTAAATGCAGAAGATGATAGGTCCCTCTGCATTCCCTTTGTCTTAAAAATAGCTTGTTTCTGCATAGTTATTGTAGTTTAATATATTCCTTATTACCAAGAGATGAAAATCCATTATTAAACTCACTTGTCCTTTGTATGAGTGTATTCCACATTCTTGATATACTCTCCATCTCAGACTGTGATGGAATAGTAAATTCACTCTGCAATTGACCAGCCAACCAAGCATATTGCTGCTGAGTATTCTGTAATACAGCAGGTGCAATCTTACCCATATCAAATAGAATAGTAAATGCTTCTCTCTTGATATATGCTTCAAGAGCCTTCAGGAATACAGGGTTATCAATAAGTAGTGGAAATCCATCCTTATCTACTGGAATTGCCTTATAGGACACTGATACATCTCCTGTCTTGAAGGATACATACAGTGCTTGTCCTTGTGTTTTGAAGGACAACTCTTGTGGTATCTTATAGCCAGCACTTCTGTCATAGTGTTCTCTTGGCATGAAATTATCTGTCATGCTTCTAAGGCATACACCAGTTTTACACTCTTTAATCTGATTGATAGATATTAAATCACAAGGAAGCTTAGCTCTAAAGTCCTCTATATGAAGAACCTCTTCCTTATCTTGATATAACTTTGGCATACCAAATATACCAATGAAGTCAATGGTATATTGTACAGCCTGCTCAAGAGTTACATCTTGAAGAAGAGGATGTCTTAGTACTCTACTTAGAGCTTCTCTTATATTTATGTAGTTATATTCTTTTACCATAATTATATCTTGAAAGCATCTATCTTTCCTTCTTTTATTCTTTGTTTTAATCTCTTCTTCAGTTCTCTATTGACATTAAATTCATAGAAGACCTGATTATTATAGTCTGCTAACTGCTTATTATAGTAGACCTTAAAGATTTCTTTTTCCTCCACTTTAACCAGTGTTTTTTCCTTATAGGCTTCCTTATCTTCATACCATAATTTAAGAGTTTTATCCCAGTCTATAGGTAGGTTAGTCTTGACTTTCTCACCATCAAAACTAACTCTCACATCATATTTCCTTAGCTCTATTCTACCCATTCTATGTGGTAACTTAATATCATTACCATGAAGGAAACTATCAGCTAAGTAGTCATTGACTTTCCTTATAATACTATAGAACTCATGTTCTGTAAGACATCTTCCTATATTGAGCCAGCCATTCTTTCTTATCCACTTATAGGCATCATATACACCATAGGAACCTCTAACCTTATGAACTCTTGGCTCATTCACTTTTTTAATGGAGTTTAGGAAATCAACCAATCCTTTATCCTTCTCTTCTTGACAAGACTCCATAACTCACTATTTAGTTGCTACTTCTGACAACTCATCCTTTGCATCATTGGATTCATCCTTAGGTCTGTACTCAGCACCTAATAACTCCTTAACTACAAGTTCAATCATAGGAGGTATAAGAGCATCCTCAATAGGGAAAGTCTTATCTAATACATCACATACTGTATCACCATTCTCATCAGGGCACTGCAATTCTGATGCAGCCTGTGGGTCTTCAAATATACCTGTCATTCTTGCCTTTTCAAGATACAAGTACTGTGGATTGAAAGACTTAAAGTATAGGTAATTATCTGGACCAATAGAAGCATAGATGATATTTTTCAGATACTTATTATATCCCACATATCTCATCCTTTCTCTACTTACATAAGTAATCTCCCCTTGATAATAATCAACTGGGTACACCATAGGATTACCTATCTTCATTAGGAAAGGTATCTTCTCCTTACTTCTTAGATAAGAACCACCTTCACAAGGCTCACCTGATATAGCAGGCACCTCAATTAAATCCAAGCATATAGTCTGATAGTTACTCTCAGGTATCTGCTTCTTTACATCTGAATATCTCTGTTTCAGTAAGAATGTCCTATACTTACCAAATAGAAACATAACATGCTCCTCTGTATATAGGGCATCATCTGAGTACAGTTTCAATTCATCAAGTACCATGTAGGTTAATTCTTTATATGTACTCATAACATCATTATTTACTATAACTAAAAATCCTTGTGCAAAGATAAGTAATTATTATCAGTTACACAAGGATTTTACTATTTTTATGTCAGAAGTATTAATGTAATAATTATACTGACTTGCCTGTACAAGAGATTGAAGTGTTTGCTATATACTCTGGATAAGGTATTAAGCAAGTAGAACCATATAGACAGTATAGGGCACTATCTAAAATTCTATACTCTTCTTCTGTTATAAAGGACTTACAATCACTCTCAAGCAAATCATATATGAATATCAGCACCAATAGTTTATCTACCTCTGAATAACTCATATATCCTAACTTTGATAGGACATTGAAATATCTTGTAAGTGATTCATTAAGTACCTTGTCCATAGCATCCACAATTAGGGGTTATCACTGAGTCTTTAATTCCCATAAAGAATCTCTTCCAATACTTTATTGCCTCAGTATAATGACCTGTCTTTACAGCAAGTTCAAATGCCTTATATTGTAATATAAAGTTAATAAAATTCTTTGGAATGATACAAGTATCACTCAGCTCCTTTATATAACCAAAGGCTTGCTGATATAAAGGATAAAGGTTGGTTACTACTCCTACTGTTGTTATATTATCCATTCCACATGGGGTATTTGAAGCAGGAGTGCCCTTAGTCCTAACATACACAAAGAATAGGTTGTCTTTAAGAGATGGTAAGAGGTCTCCTGTTCCTAATTCCAGTTTGACTGATTTTGAATTTCCTCCAATAGTCTTTGTATATGCAACCTCACTACTTGGACCAGACTCAACAAAGGTATCTTGAGTATCTATCTGTATAGTATCAAGATATACATTTGTGTAATACTCTAAGTCCTTGACAGATACATCTATAATCAGCTTTTGCCCATCAGGGGTTATTCTTAACTCATTAAATTGTACCATAAGTATTTATTTATATAAAATAAAAGGGAGACTAAATAGCCTCCCTTATAATCTTGTTTCTTACTATTAGGAAATAGTTGCAACACTAAGACCAGAAGCTGAGTTAAATGCAGTAATTAAGCTATTAAACTTAGTCTTATCAGAGCATACAACAGTAATTGTCTTTTCAGACTTTTGTACAGCTTCATTATCACCAACATAAGCATAGTGTACATCAAATACATAATATGTCTTAGTTGGGTCTACAAGGTAAGTAGTAGGAATGTTATGAGGCCATCCAATTCCTCTATAAACATCACCTCTTTCACCCATGCAGAAGTACTCAAGGTCTGCAATAGTCTTACCATTGCCAATAGAACCACTTGTGCCCTCTGTTAGAGTAGCCCAATGTCTTTCATCACCATTTACTGTAACAGGTACTGATTGTACTGTGAAGTAAACAGGAGTCTGTGCCATAACTCCAAGTCTCCAAGGTTGCTCTACCTCAGTAATTCTGATACTATCAATATCAGTTACAAGGGTATCTGTTGCATAGTATGGGTTAGTAGTATCACTCTTACCATTATCCTTAGTAGTAGGAGTTACAACCATGTAACCATTAGAGTCAAATCCTCCCTTGCTCTTAGTAGCCTTACTATGTACTTCAATCTTAATCAGAGGTACTACCTCTCTACTGAAGTTCTTAGCAATTGATAATGCAAGAACCTTATAGAACTCATCTGCATCCATACCAGCATAGGCATGAACCATACCATACTTGAAGTACTGGCCTTCATCTGACATTCCTACATATTGTCTGAATGCAATTCTCAGGATATAATCCTGTCCAGCTACAGGAGCATCACCATTAACATTGGTGTCAAGAGTCACAGTAACTGACTTCAATTCATGTGCCATAGCATCAGCATCAGTAGCCTTAGCATAAAGGATATTCTTGATGTCAATTAGGTCACTTCTCATCAAGTTGTCAGCACCCTTATATTCAAAGTACAGATGATTCTTTGCAGTATCATTCTTTACTGCAATAGAACCAGCAGCATCTGATGCAAGTACATGAGGAGTCTTCAGTGCTTTTGCTACATAAAGCTGTCTTACTTGATTTGTACTAAATGTTGCCATTTTAATTTAATATTAAATTATACAATAGTTTTATTCTTTTCCTGTATTTGGAACCCTACTTATGATGGCAAGTTTTACTGCTCTCTCAAGTATAGCTCTATGTATTACAGGGTTCAATTCACATTCTGTTTTTACACTTATGCCATTGATTGACAGATTATCTGTCAAATTAGTTAATATAATGGGAGCAGGTCTTGAAAGGTATCTAACAAGATAACTCTCCACATCATACTTTGATACTATCTCTACTACCTTACCACTCAAATCAAGCCTCAAAGCTCTCCTTTCATTAGTACCCCTGAAAGGATTTTTCCTTATTCTATGATACTCATCTTGAGTAATTGGTATTACAGATATGTCTTCACCACTCATACATCCTAATCCATCATCTTTCAAATTAACTGCTTCATAAGTTATGAACCATAAGTCATCAGGTAATTCAAAGAATACAGAGGATTTGGATAGTCCTGTATATCCTACTTTCTTGTCAGTAGTTGTGTAAGTCTTTATTAGGTCACTCAAGTATCTTCTGATTTCCTCAGTCCTCTCAAATGAGTCTCCAAATGGATTCTTACCATTATACATACCTATCACTATCTCTTCTTGAGCATTAGTGAGAAATACAGATTTCTCATATTCATCAAGGGTAATGAGTAGTCTGTGCTCCCCTCCATAAGGAGGGTTATCACTGTAACTATTTAGTAAGGTGTCAAACTCATTAGAAAATTCTTCAGTTGTCATTATTCACTTCTTTGACCAAGTTCTACACTACTCTTCAAGTCTCCTGTATAAGCAGACTTTGCAAGTTCTACTGCTCTTTGAAGAATTTCTGGGTGAAGAATAGGGTCTAATTCACATTCTGTGATAGTATTTATTCCTTCAATAGATACATTAGAATATTCATCAGCCAGATTTGCAAGTATAATAGGCTTTGGTCTTTTTACATATCTAATCCTGTAATCAGCCAAAGAACTATTATATTTAATAACCACCTCAGAAATAAAATCAACTCCACCAGTAGATTGGAATAGTCTCCAACCTTGATTCTTTAGGGGCTGCTTCCAAGGCTTAGACATAAGTCTTGCATACTCTTCATAATTCATAGGAATTATACTAATCAATCTCTTGACTCCATCTACAGTGTTAATACCTGTCTCATTCAACATAAGTAGAATGTCCTGTGGCATCTTGTAGAGTTGGCTTCTGTCATCAAACTTAACATAGCCTCCTTCAGGAGTATATTGTGATGGCTTAGCAACAGTTATTAGAGTAGAGAAATCTATCTGTCTCTTAGCATTCTCATCAAATCCCTGTCCATACTTATTACCCTTAGGATTGAAGTAATTCTTCAATATCTCCAATTGAGCCTTAGTTAGGAAGACAGACTTCTCATACTCATCAAGACCTGGAGCCTGATTGCTCATTATATTGTTATACAGAACATCAAATTCATTAGAAAATTCCTGTGTTGTCATACTCTTTTTTTTTTCCTACTTCAGCTTAGCTTCCAAAGCAAACTTAACTTCTTGATGCTTAGGAGAGTTTAAGTATTTAGCTGCTACATTCAATGTAGGCTCTTCATTAGCCTCACAAAGTGGAGTATTATCCTTTCTCAAGTATAGGTAATTACCCCTATTAGAAATCAGACCTGCCTCTATAGCTCTCTTGATAAGAACCTTTGTAGAAAGCATTGGGTCAGTAATAACCTTCAAGAATATCTTGCTATCAGCCTGTATCAAGCTATTAACCTTAGTCTGTAAGAACTCAAGTTTAGCAGTCTGTGATGTAGGTCTACCATCAATGGTCTCAACAATAACTCTTAATGTATCAACATCATCCTCAATCTTACCAAACTCTTTATAGCACATCATTGTAGTGCTCATATTATTCTTAGCAACCTTAGTCTCTTCACCCTCAGAAATGATAACAAACTGGTAAGTAGCCTTAGGAGTATCTTGCAATGCTTGCAATGAAGGAGCAATATAATCCTTGTTGGCTAATAGTATCTTATATCTGATATAATCCTCTGGGTCAGATAGATTGAAGTAGTTATCCTGCTTTGTCAATCTTACCTTATTGATACCATTCTCATTGGAATCATCCCAGAAGTTATCTACCTTCTTATAGATACTTAGTGCATTATATTCAAGACCCATTATTTCCTCAAGAAATGCCTTTTCCTTGTCTGTAAGGACATTAACAAACATACCTGAAGATAATCTTGGTACTACAAATGTTCTAACTGCACCTTCTGCCATACCTCCTGACAATACATGCTTAGGGTTATTACCCCACATACCTGTCAGCTTAGGCACATGTCTTACAATAATTCTCTCATTTCTCAGACAACTAACTAAGGCATCATCAGATACCTCTACTCTCTTTTGTGTCTTCTTAGGGCTTTTTACAGTAGCCTCTTCTTTTGGTACTTCCTGAAGTGGAGTCTCTGTATTGTCTATATCAAAGTCAGGTACAGTATAATCCACCTTCTCTTCCATTTTCTTTTCTGCCATATCTTCTCCTTTATTTCACATATTTCCAAATATATCCACCTGCCTGATTAATAACACCATCTGCACACAATTTAATACGATAAGGTATTATATCTGTACATAATGAGGCAGAGTTTATACTATCATAGGTGTTTATATACCTACCTTGGAAATCATATTGAGTTACCTTATAATCAGTGAAGAACTTATTGGATTTTATCCTCTTATTCTCCGAGTTATACTTATAAGTACACCATTCAAGATTTTCTACTCTATTATTGGTTCTGTCCCAATCTTTATGATTTACTTGAGGTAAGTTATTTATATTTGGAATAAAGGCTTCTGCAACCAGTCTGTGAACTTGGTATGTAAATCTTCTACCATCTTTGTGAAGGGAACACTTCTTGTATCCATCCTTATTAAAGCTAAGAGAAAGTATCTTTTCCTCTGTTATAAAGGAAGAATTGGATTTACCTACCTTGAGTCTTGATAAACTTCTAACCCTACCAAGACTACTAATCTCATACTTACCTTCAAAACCTTTAATGCTTTTCCAAATCTCCATGATAGTGAAAAAAAAATGGGGAGGGAAGATTATCTTTCCTCCCCTTTTATCATTAGCCCTGTAGAATTGCAGGGATTAGTGACATAGTTCTTGTTGGGTCAAGAACACAGATACCAAGAGTAGCCATTCTGTGAATTACAGCAGAATCCTCATCAAATGACATGTAAGGATTACCCTTTTGACCTGTGAATGGGTTTCTTAGACCCCATTGATAACCTCTGTACTCATTGTCACCCTTAATCTTACACTTAAAGATATTAGGTTGGTCCATAGTACCAATGTACATAATATCATATCTGTAAGAGAATGCAACACCTCCATTTGGATGGAGTATCTTGTTTCTTACTGGGTCATCATAGAATGGGTCTACATCAATCTTAACTCTAACACCATTAGGAGCCTTATACTCAACAAATTGGAAACCAGCACTCAATGAGTTTTGGTGCAACTTAGATTGAGTCTTTTGAATAACACCAATAGAGCTGTTGTCAAGAACAAATTGTGTCCAACCTGATACTGTCTTCAGTACTTCCTTGTGGAATTGGATAGCACCTCTTTCACCAGTCTTAATCAAGAAGTATCTGTCTCCAAAGTCTAACTTAGAAGCAGAAAGCTCATATAGAGCATCTTCAAGAAGCTTCAAGCTGAATGTGTTGTAATACATAGTATTAGCAACTTCCATCTGCTCAAACAGACCAGCACCTGTCTTAATAACATTACCAGACTTACCAAAGTTCATGTACTCACCATTGGCATTTCTGTTGCTTCTACCAAATGCAAGTGCATTGTTCTTGTACTCAGAGAATTGCTGTTCTACTTCCCAATCTACATTGTGCATCCACATTGTAGCAACTGATTTAGTATATCTACCCTCAGTTTCCTTAACAATAGGAATACCTACAGCCAGCTTCTTGTTCAACATAGAACCTGGGACCTTGTGTTGGATTCTTACTACAGACCACTCATTTCTCATAGAAACAGGGCTTGTAAATCTCACATCACCAACCTTTCTTGAAAGCTCCTTCTCAACAAATGCAGCTTCAACTGAGAATCTTTCACCTGCAAGCAATCTTTCAGCAGGAACACCTACTGTGTTACCACCAGCAAGTTCTACCTTATATACTGCATTAGTACCCTCCATTCTTGGGTCTCCAAGTATTCTGAACTGATAGATTTCATTCAGATTACCTACAATGTATTCACCATCAGCAAACCAATCCTCAGGGAATACCAAATAGAAGGGAGCAGTGCCTACTCCAATCATACCACTGGCATCTGTAACAACAGTACCATTTTCATCTCTTGCCTCTACAAGAGGAATGTTTCTCCTTGAAGAACCAATAACATCCCAGTAGTATTCATTATCATCCTCAAACTCTCTTGTTGGGAATTGATTTAGGAATGTGTCAAGTGTCTTTCCTCTGTAATAAGCCAACAGTTGCACCATTAGGTTTGTAGCCTTCTGTGGAGCTAACTGAAAGATAGAACCAAGGTGGTTTTCCTTAGTAAGACCCTTCCAGTGTTGGAAGCCTACCATTTGAAACTTACCTAATTTTCCAGCCATAAATAATTTAATTTATCAGTTATTTTACTCTATACTATAGGCTTAGACATCAAGATTCCACCCTTTTCCTATGAAAGATTCAGGGTCCTCATCAACTCCACTGACAAACTTTAGATTACCATCTGAGGTTCTTGCTGTGTTGTTGAGAGTATGTTCCAGCTCTCTAAGACCTTTCTTTACTTCTTTCTTTACTTTACCTTTCACCAAACCATCAAGGTTCTTAAAGCCATCAGTTAGTGTGAAAAGTAACCCAATGTTCTTTAGGAAGTCTGTCCTGTTCTCCATCTCATACTTTTGGATAGCAGTAAAGTACTCTCCTGTCTCTGGGTCTTTATACACAGGCTTAGCTATGTTATCATAAATCTTCTGTCTTGTTGATTTATCTATTGATAAATCCCCAAACACATCCTTGTCATTAAGGATTGATGATTTAAGCTTTTCAGCCTGTTCCTTTCTTTCTTTCTCTTCCTGTTCTGCTTCTGACTTAGCCTCATTGACAAGCTCATCATACTTATCTTTGAAGAAGTCAATATTACTTTTCAAAGCCTCTTTTGCATCATCAATATCAGTACCAGCATTGAAAGACTTTTGCACTTCTCTTGCAGCTCTTTCCTTACTATAACCTCTATTGATAAAGTCTTGATAAATCAGGTCTTTTCTAAGTTTTTCTCCCTTATCACCTTCATCAGAGATATTCTCCTCCTTAATAGAATCAAGGAAGTTTATAGTATTCTCATACTTTCTAATCTCTGTAGGTTCAACTCCAGCATTCAAGGCTTCATCAATTCTTTTCTGTCTTTCATCAAGACCTGCCTTTATCTGTTGGTCAATTAAATCTCTAAAGTCTTCAGGGTCTTTAACCTTAGATAAGCCCTCATCATCAAGGTCTGGGAAGATACCTTCCTCTTTCAAGGCTTTGGCAATGGAAGAGTAGAAGTTTTTGGGAGAAGTGCCATCCCCTTTAGGAGTGGTATCTTCCTTTTCCTCTGTATTTTCTTTTCCACTACCTACGCTCTCTGGTGTATCAGTAAATAAGTTATCTACATCAACAACCTCAGTAGTTTCTTCTTTATCCTTATCTGGCTCCTCCTCTTTCTTAGGAGGCTCCCCATTTGCAGGTGGGGTATCCTGTGTATCCTCATCTTCTACAAACAGATTCTCAATTTCCTCTGCTCCTAAGATGTTATCTAAGCTAAGTTCTTCTTCCATACTCTTCTACCTTTTTGTTCTTAAAACAGTGCAAAGGTAAGTAAAGTTTTGCATATCTACAACATAGTAAATAAATTGCTTTTACTTGTATAAGTAAAATACTTGCAATATGGACAAAAAGAAAGGGTAAGATTACCTCTTACCCTTATCTTATTAGTATTCTCCAAGATATTCTACTACCTTGTTTTCAGCTTTGCAATCTGCATCCTTAAACCAGAATACAATAGCAGATTCAACTATCTTCTGTTCTATACCATCACCAAACCAGTTCTTAAACAGTTCTGCATAGTCATGGTACTGAGAGTTGATTGCAACATATACATCAGCTACTGTAACAGATGTAGGGAGTATTCCCCTATATCTCTCACAAATCTCCTTTGCCTTGTGCATATCAAACTTCTCACCACTGTACTTTCTGCCATTCTCAGTATGATACATATCAGCTACAAGATACTTAGCCTCAGATTCAGTGAAGTGTTCTCCATTCATTGAGTTCCTCATATATCTCATCATCTTATCCATATCATTACCTCCCATGCCAGACTCATTGAATCTATCAGAGAATCTATCACTTCTTGAATCAAACATATCCATGAACTCATCAGGTCTTCCATGTCTTCTCATATAAAAGTCATCCATAGGCATAAAGTCTCCTTCTCTGCCATGTCTCATTGAGCTTCTTCTATACTTAGTCATAAAATTCTTGAATTTATCCATGAACTCATGTTCATTCATGCCTCCCATACCTTTCTTCTTTAGGTACTCATACATCATAAGTTCATCCATATTCTTAGTCTTTAGTGATTAACATTTCCTTGAAAGTTTCTAAATCTGTCATATCCAATACCAGCTTCTTATTGGTTAGTGGAAGATTGAATTTAATCTCTCCCCCACCAATCTCTATGTCTCCAACAAATGAGGTCTTGAAGGTAAATGGATTAGTGGTCATTAGATTCTCCATCATTTCAGTGAGGATATTCTCAATGTCTATATTACCATCCTTATCAGCTATAAGGTCTAAAGCCTTACTTATCTTACTAAAGTTCTTATCCAGTGCTCTTGTAATAAGAGGTTTCATAAAACCAATCATAGGATTAGTCTTAGCCATAGATTCCAACTGAAGTGAAATATAAGACTTCAGATTATCAGTCAATTGCATAATAGTCACCATAATTACATACTTGCTTTAATAAATTCTTCATAAGTCACTTCAGGATGTGTCTTACTGAACTCCCTGAATTTCCTAAACATTTCCATTTCCCTATTAGTCTCTTGAATAATCTTTTCTTTTAACTTCTTGACTATTTTCAATTGCCTTTGTAATAGCTCTTTGCCTTCTGGAGTAGCTTCAATCCTACCTTTAACAAGGCTAAGAATTTCTGCTTGAACCATGTCCTGTATCTTAGTATAGGTGTCTACATAGTCTTCATCCTGTAACATTCTTGTCTTCTGTTCATCTGACATAGGGCTTATTTCAGCATCTATCTCATCCCATATCATCCTTTGTGGTTGTGATATAGGTTGTTGAGCAGGTTGTACCTGCTGTCTTAGCTGCTTTGCAGCCTCAAGGTTCTGTTTATACTTTTCAATAAGCTGTAATTGCTCATCTAGACTATTACCTACCATACTATTACCCAGCAGTGGGTCCCCTCCACCTAATATGACTTGATTTATTGGAATCATAACTATACATTTTTAAGATTAGTATTGAAAAGTAAGGGGAATTGCCCCTTACTTTAAGCAGTTGCAGTAGTACCACTAACAACTCTTGGGCAACCACATTGGTTGGCACCAACATACCCTGTTACAACAGGAGTGTTAGGCAGACATACTTCACCATAGATAGCCTTGCAAGTCTTTCTGTCAGTATAGTTAATACCAGCAGTAAATGCCTTGTCAATTTCACATTGGATGAGCTTGTCTTGGTATGGTCTTACAGCAGCATTGATAGCTACCTGAGCCTTCAAGTCACTTAGTTCCTTTCTAATGCTATCATCAGCATCTCTTTGAGACTTATACAGATTGAAAGCATCTTGATTTTGCTTTGCAGCCATTACATCAAAGCCATCTCTTGTGCTCTTATATAAACCAAAGTCAGCATCAACCTGTCCCTTCCACAAACTGAATAACTCTGAGTTCAGAGTTTGTCTATCAGCAAATCTATTATTCTGATAATTTAGAGCCTGAGTGTAAATAGCTCCTTGCAGAGCCAAAGCATCTTCACAGCTCTTTTCCCATGCTTGGAAAGCAGAAGGAGAAGTTATACCATTAGCTGTCCCAAGACCAGTCTCAAGACCATTAATATTGATATTTGAGCCACCCATGCCTGAACCAGCAAGACCTAGTAGACCACTGCCTCTTCTGTTACCAAATAGTGCCCAAGCACCAAGTGCAGTACCTATGATACCAAGAGTAAGACCTGCATTAGCCTTACCATTGATGTCTCTTCTACCATAACCATAGCCATAGCAGCCATCAGTAGGAACTTCTTTTACCTTTTCTACTTGCTTCTCAATTATTTCCATAGTAGCAATTTTTGAAATTAGTTATTGTTTTATCTCTCTATTGTAAGCTTACAGTGGACAAAGGTAAGTAATATTTCCCAGAGTGCTTATCAATGCTAAAGCCCCATATATCATATTGATATACAGGGCTTTAACTTAGCAATATGTTGCTAAAGAATAAAAAAAAAAAGCAGCCTTATCTGGCTGCTCTATCATGCTTGTAGAATACACTTGTTATCTTATCATATATGTAGGTTATAAGGTAAGCATCTACCTCATCATTATCTTCTTGAGGAGTATATCCTATATATCTCCATATAGAGTTCTTTATATACTCAGCTTCATGGATAATGCTACTTCCCCTCTTAGAATTGATAGCTACAAGGGATGCTCCATATTGGTTTATGGTTATAGCTTTGGCTTCCTGCTCCATTTCTTCTTTGGGCAAGAATCTTCCTAACTCCTCCCACTTGTCAAATATGACTACAGTGAGTTTATAATTAAATATAGGCATTATCATCTTCTTTTGGGTTATCATATCTTCTCCTCCTAATTACTTCAATAAATTCTATCAAAGCTATCAAGCAATCTCTGATTTTGGATTGCTGCGCAATCTCTGATTAATTCTACACTTCTTGACAAACTCATCCAACTCTTTCTTAGACCAACTTAATTCTTTGTTCTATATATTTCTTTAGGTTATCTATTCCATGTGTTTTCAGTCTATAAGATAAAGCACTATGAGATTTTCCTATCTTCAGTGCCCAATACCTTATACTTCCAACTTCACCATTAATTTTTAATAGATTAGACTTTGAGTGATTCAGGCTTATCTTACATCTTGTATCTTTTGGCATCTTCCTGCCTAATGCTTTATTTCTTATTTTCTCTCTTCTCTCTGGAAATTCAGAATATCCCCTCTTGAGTGATTTACTCATTTTTGCAAGACTCTCAGTGGAAAGTTCTCCTCTTGAACCTCCCTCCTTCAAATTATACCCACCCTCTATACTATTATATTTGTGTATTAGTTCTTTCTCTAATTTATCAGCAGCTTGTTTATTTAGATTTGAATATACAACTTCATGGGTGAAGTTGTTCCAACCATATTTCTTTATGGCATTATAAAATTTGATACTATTAAAGTAATTCTTTCCATTATTTCTCCATCTCTCTGATAAATTACAGGTCTGCCCCACATACACTTTACCATTTAATATATTTTTATGTATATAAACTACATAATCATTTCTCATGCTTACTCCTTCTTATGAACTCATCAAGAGTTTTCTTGTCCCATGATAGCTCTTTGAGAGCTATCTCATGCTTACCTCTTGGTAATTTTCCTTCTCTAACATAGTTATCAAAAGTTGCTCTGCTGACATTCAAATATTCACAGGCTGCATACTTACTTAATCTCTTCTCCTTATCAGTAAACCTCTTCAAACTATCTACTATTTCTATAGCTTCTCCCTCAGATATATTTGAATTGCCTGCATCAATATCATCTACTATCTTTAATAGTAGGCTTCTTATGACTCTTAACATATAAATACAATATTACAAACAGGAATAATCCTGTTATAGTTCCATGAATCATCAACAGCTCTAAGTCCTCAATTGGAATACCTATATAGTAATCAATTATGTTTATTATATCAGTTACCAAGATATAATGTAAGAACATCTTGTGATATAAACAAAACCTAAATACTGTTGCAGATAAATACATAAATATCCAAGGCAATATAGACATTCCTGCCAGATTGCTCAATACAGGAATGTCTATATAAAAGTAGGATAAAGCTGTGTTTAGTACATATACTAATGATATTAACATAGGTATGTATTTAAGCATTAGTATAAGTAACTTGTACATACTCTTATTTAAGTTTTCCTCCACAGCCATACCTTGTTCTCTTGATACCAGCCTTTGGTGACATTGGCTTTGGTCTTCTCTTTCCTCTTGCCATAATTTTACACTTTTAGTTATTTACCTTTCTTACCTTTACCTTTTCCTTTACAACCACATTTCTTTGCCATAACTATAGAATTTTAATGGTTATTTTTTCACCTTTATCATACTTGTCTTTAAGGAGCTTGTATAGCTCTTTGAAAGTTTCTCTACTGTTTATTACTTGACCCTTAACTTTATTGACACCTACTAATAGGCATCCTGCTGAGTCTTTGTCAGTATTACCAGCGTGAATAAGTATGCCTTCAAATCCCTTTACATTAAGTAGTCTTGGCACTTTACCATTACATACTTGCTTGTAAAAACTATTAGTACAGTACTTAGGAGAAATGACATCTAAGGTAATCTCATAAGTACCCTTTGGAATAGCTGTAATTGAAGGTTTCTTCAATTCTCTAATCTTGGCTATGCTCATAGAGTCATCTAACCCTCTATCAGCATCTTCAAGTACATTGCAAAACCACTTCCCATCAATAGTAAGATTACTTATGGTGTAGCTCTGCTTCTTCCATTTTCTGTCTACTATTAACTCCATGCTCATTAAAAAGGTTTAAGTTTCTCTTTCTTAATTGGCAGGTAAGGTCAGTACATATGGAACTCATAAGGTTAAACATCTGTTTCCTAAGCTCCCCCACTTCCTGCTCTAACTCTGCATTTCTTTTTAGTACCTCTTCCAACCTCTCTCTATTATCAGTAGAGAGCTTCTCATAAAAATCTAATGATTCTTTCATGTTATTTATGAGGTTACTATCAACTTCACTATCATACTTCTTTCTTGCAAAGAACCATGATGTCCAGCCACTGACTATTGTGGTAATAAGCCCTATACCTCCAGTGATTAGTATTCCTAAGTCAATCATAATTATTCTACAATTTCAATGAATCTTTGTTGTTTGTTCTCAATATAAGGGTTCTTCTCCACAACATTCACTTCTACTACTTTATGCTTCTTTTGAAATAGCCTGAGTAACCAACATTTCTTTGGGGGATTTATAGTCTCTTTCTTATAATCCACCATTATGTACTTCTCACTGACAAATTTAGGGTCTGTAGTGATTGTACTTGGATATTTAAGTCCAAGCCTCATTTGATACCACTTGTCTCCTACAAGTGTATCTATGTCTAATGTAGGCTCTCTGAACAGAGTATCTCTAAATACTATTGTATCTTTCTTTGCAGCCTCAGATAAAAGATATTGCATCTGCTTCAAATCCTTATCCTTTATATCTAACTCCTTCCTGACCTCATTCATCTTTTCTAAGATTGAGTCATTGTAATAGTTTAACTGTTCTACAGTAAATTTAAATACTCTATTCTCATTCTTTAATGAAGAGTTCTCAGCAATAAATGCCTTCTCATTAGATATTGACACAGATAATTCTTCTTGCAATCTTTGGTTCTTAGTATATAAAATATAAGAGCCAATAGATAAAGAAACTATTAATATAGCTATAATTATGTTTATATACTTACTTACCATAATTTACAATTTTACAGCCACAAATATATAAAAAATAAATGACCTATACAACAATATAAGTCATTTATTAAGTATATTAAACTTAATTTATTTTGTCAATAGAAAAACAAAAAAAAAAATTAT